GTTTCCCAACGATAAGAGGCTGCATCGGCCAACCTGTGCATCACGAAATCCCGCGACCCCATCCAATTGGCCTCGCCCTTGAGCGCACGGTCCATGTAACCCTGCTGTCTCTCTTGCAGGATGTCCGACCAGAANATCTCGCGCCACCCCACAAGACTGTCAAATCGTGCCTCCCCCATCCGGCGGCGTAACGCNTGATAAAGATCGCGGGAAAAGCTGACCGCGTTGTCGGCTTGTGGNTTGTCGCCCTGACTGCCCATACCGTGAATGACCGCCACGGCGACCCGGTGTTCTTGTGGCATGGTTATGCCCTCCGTTGAAATAGGCTGCTGAAATGACTTGCTCTTGGGTGAAAGAAAAGCACGGCAGTGCCAGTCGCGCAACCATGAGGTGCAAACGTGCCGCATAACGTGAGAGCACAAGCACCTGAGAACACCTGATGACAATTCCGTGAGGTGATGCGGGTTTCTGCCCGTCAACCCCTTCGCTTTACCCGCTGCTGTCCCTATGTTCCTGCCAATAGTCACAATAAAGAGGATCGAGCCCAGTGACCCCCAGTCGACTTACCCGCCGCCACGCGATTGCCGCTGGCCTTGCAGCACTTGCAACTCCCGGCATCCTGCGCGCTGCCCCCCTGAGCGAAGTGACGAACCGTCGCAACGCGTCCGCCTTTGTCACCCGAGATTGGCGCGATCACTTCGATACTCTGGGCAAAGGCGCCATTCTGGCCGATATCGACAGCCGTGCGCTGCATTACTGGGGCCCCGATGGCGAGACTTATGCGCTCTACCCGTCGTCGGTTCCGCTGACCGAAGAACTCACGCGGCGGGGCTATACCGAGGTGGTGCGCAAACGGGTCGGCCCCGACTGGACCCCAACCCAGTCCATGCGCGAGCGTGATCCCTCCCTGCCCGCCTACATGCCCCCGGGTCCGGGCAATCCGCTTGGCACCCATGCTCTCTATCTCAGTTGGCCCGCCTATCTGGTCCATGGCACCCACGACACCCGCAAGATCGGTCGGCAATCGTCTTCCGGCTGTATCGGTCTCTATAACCCCCATATCGAAGAGCTGTTCGCCAAGGTGGCAGTGGGCACACAGGTGCTGTTGCTCTGAAGCCGTCTCGATGCAAAAACCAGAGCGCCCCGAAACCCAGGTGAGGGGCGCTGTTACTTACGGGTTCGAACTTTCGTTCTGCGCATGGTTGAAACAGGTTTGATGCGGCCGGACACATGGCCTCATTCCTGAGCCAGTGATTGCCCGCTCCGTATCCGGCTTGGACCATTGGACGCTCAGGTCATGCACAGGGGGCTCTCGTTCCCAATCGCCAAAAGACTTTGACCTCCTTGAAACACCCTTGCAGAGGTGCGATATTATCCAGCGAGGACGACCTCCACATCTGGACAACAGCCCGGGACGACCCGGCACCTAGTTTGAGGTCGCCATGCGCTCCCCGCTTGATCGTCTCCGCCACGCCCTGAGTTTTGAAATCATCGCTTTGCTTCTCGTCGTCCCACTTGGCGCGGTCGCGTTTCACGTCCCGATACACGACATCGGTGTGGTCGGCATTGTGAGCGCCACCCTCGCAACGCTGTGGAACATGATCTACAACTATGTGTTCGATGTGGCCTTGCAACGCTTGTCCGGCACAACCAAGAAATCGGCCTCGCTGCGCATTCTGCACACCGTCCTCTTTGAAACCGGCCTCTTGATCGTCTTGATGCCGTTCTTCGCATGGTATCTCGGTATCTCGCTCTGGCAGGCTTTCGTGATGGATCTGTCCTTTGCGCTGTTCTACATGGTCTACGCATTCGGATTTAACTGGGCCTACGACAAGGTTTTCCCCCTGCCCGAATGGAGCGGCGCGCCAGCCTCCGGTTGAGGGCCCTCAACGAGGTCTGCGCCCTCTGGCGGCGCGGCGTGAACCTCTATGACAAGCCAATGCCGATGCTCTGTCACACCTCGCACCCCGGCCTCGCCGCAGCCCTCCGCCGCGACCCCCTCTGGGCGCAGGTCTCGGCCCTCCTCCTTGCCGAGGCCAAGGAGCGCAGCAGGCGTAACGAAGGGCGGAGAGCCGAGGTTCGCCGCGTTTGATATGAACATCTGCTCTTGAACTTCGCCGACAGCTAAACAGGAACACCTTGTGCCGGTGACGATGCGCTCAACGATTGGAAAATCGTCAGTATTTGCGAGTAATTGAAACTGTTTCGCGGTTGGTTTCGTGGATCTTTGTATAGCCGCACAAAAGCGTGGCCCATTTACAAGGAGAACAGCTATGACACCCATTAAATCTACGCTCTTCGCGCTCACTTTTGCGATCGCATCCACACCCGCCTTTGCAGATGATCATACGGGAAATCCAAAGGTTGGTGGCGCGGAGATGCTTGTTGAACGCAACATCATCGAAAACGCGGTGAACTCTCCTATCCACACGACACTTGTTGCGGCAGTTCAGGCGGCAGATCTTGTTGACACGTTGCAAGGCGAAGGACCTTTCACTGTGTTCGCACCAGTCAACGATGCGTTCGCCGCCTTGCCCGCTGGTACTGTCGAAACGCTGCTGCTGCCTGAGAACAAGGCGATGCTGCAAAAAGTCCTGACCGCACATGTCGTCGCAGGTGATTGGTCGGCTGCCGAAATTATCGCCGCCGCCCGGTCAAGCGCTGACGGGTTTTACCATTTTAACGCGGTGTCTGGTGACGCATTGTCTGCACAGGTGCGCGGCNACAACGTCTACATCTACGACGAAAGCGGGAACGCTTCACTGGTGACCGTCGCTGATGTTAATCAGTCGAATGGCGTGATCCATGTTGTCAACGCTGTTTTGGTTCCAAAGTAAGCCAGCGCTTTGAAATACGTGACCCTCTCTGCAAAATGCGGCGGGGGTCACTCCTGCCTGACAGCGCTCCCAAAACCCCCGTTGCTGTAAACTAGAGTGTAATTCACTGCAAACTTCGCTGTCACGCTACAACAGTTGTAGGTTTACACCATTGTTTACAGTGATGCCGGACGACCCGGGACGAGGCTGGAAGAAGGCGGATCACCCAATGAAATAAGGGGTTTCGAGCGCCAAGAGGCCCACCGGGACGCGCGAGTGCAAAGTTTGCAGTAAATCGGCAAAACAGCACCAACAGGGCGAAAACGAGCGCGTTGGTCGGAGCAAGGCCGCGGACGTGGCGAACCCTACCAAACCCCATTAAAACACGGTTTAAGCGCCTCTTGGGTGGGTGCTAAACACACCATTCAAGGNCCTTTTCCGCATCCGGAACTGGGACCCAAACCGCCCAGTTCTACTTAGCCCTCCCAGATCCCTGCTGCGGCTTTTGAAATCAAAGGCTTGGAGATTCCCGGCGTAAAGGCGGTAGAAAAAGAAGTGGGACCCTTTTTGAGATCGAGCCACCGCTGTAGCTGCTGGTGCGAAGCGGGTCCGACCCGCCTTCGAATGACCGGATCGAGCCCTTTGTACTGATTGCTGCATCGCGCGCGAATGGCAGCTTTGTGGGGCTTACTTCAACTTTGCCCACAGCCACCGGTTATGATCATCGACAAGCCAATCCGATGCGTGTTTGATGATGTTCATGCCGTGGGGCTTTGACAACGCGCGCGTTGGCACTGGCCAAGTATTGATAGGGAGGGATTTGAGTGATGCGTTCTTTCTTTGAAAAGCCTGTTGCAGCTTTTTCGCCGAATCCAAGCAATATCAAGCCCCCGACACGTTTCGGCGCAACTATCGGGTTAGTCGTTGTTTTTTGCGCATTTTTTGTATCAGCTTTCGCTCCAATTCTGGCGCCATTTGAACCAACCCTTAGTGTCGCCACAGCATTTTCACCTGCGGATGAAGAGTTCCTTTTGGGAACTGATGAACTAGGCCGCGACAGCTTATCAAGATTGATCTATGGCCTCAGAAACCTCGTCTGGGTGGCTTCGGCTACGTCCTTGCTTTCGATCACCATTGGTCTTTGCGCGGGCGTCACTGCCATAGTGCTCGGTGGGTGGTTGAACAGAACGATCTTCGTGCTTGCGCACGCGATCTCAACTCTGCCTGCACTGTACTGGGGCTTCTTCTTTGGGGCCCTGTTCTACGTCCCTTCAAGCCTAAGCTTGATCATAGCAATTACCATACCGTTTTCGGGACGTGTTTTTCGTTTATGCAGCAGCGAAACCATGGGAGCGGCGCTCGAAAACGCATATACCGCATCGAAATCAGGTTCAGCGGTTTTGTGGTTTGGCGTTGCGGGGAAATTCGTGCGACAGGAAATAGTTTTTCTTGCGGCAATGCTTGGGAATATCTTTAACGCAACGATACTAGTGGTCTTTTCTCTTTCTTTTATAGGTCTGGGGATTCAACCGCCACACTCTTCGTTGGGACGGTTTATTGCAGAAAATGCTACTCTCATTTCATTTGGAGACTATACCCCGGCCCTTCCGTTTTTAATCGTGATCCCGTTGGTAATGTCGGTCTACATATTGAACGACAATGTCTTGCGCCGTACGGGGCGCAACTTGGTGCCAAGCATCAGAACACATGGTCCAGTCTGGGACCTACAGCGGTAACACTTAAAGCGGACTTTCGCGGAGCTTCCGGCGACGGCATCCGCCGGTAGGGCCACCTGTTGCAACCAAGTAGAAATGTCAGCCGGTCCGCAAAGTAGAAATGTCACCAAGGACGATGACGGGAGCAAAGCTTCAGATGCCTAGGTATTTTAGGGCCTTCTTCGCGGTTTTTCTGACCTCAGACTCCGGATGTTCAACAAACTCAGAAATCTTATCTGCAGAGGTTTGAGCTTTAAGCTTTCCCAGACATGCAATTGCGCTAACGAGCAAATCGTCATTCTCCAGCAGCCGGATCAGATAGGGAATGCTGTCCTCTTTCAGAATTCTCGTCACGCCAAAAGGGAGCTCGGATCTCGAAAACCCGTAACGACGGTCTTCGAGCAAAGAAATAATATCTTCGACGTCGCCAGCATCGGCAACCACGGACAGAGTATTGCCCATAACCCACCTGAGGTCATCATCACGTTCCGCCCGAAAAAGCCTTATCAACTGGCGGCCAGCAACACCCCGGGCAAAAGGAGCTGCCAGAGATCTTATGATCCCTTCCTTGTTTTTCTTCACATATGGAAAGTTTAAATGCCTGAGGAGACTTGGGACTGCCAAAGAATAGTCGGACTCCGAATTGACCAGATCCCAGATCGACGCCACGTGAAGTCCCAGCGCGACCAGATCGGCCACAATGGGCCGTTCATCCTGCGACAGCCTGGCCTCCTCCTGTGCTAATCTTTGGTCTTCCTTTTCTATCCTCTCAAGATATTGAGCGTCTCGCGCCAATTCGGTCATAAACGCCTCAGCCGTCATGGGTTTCCTTGCCATGATCCCTCCCTTGCAGACCCCTTTACGCTGGACGATACCGCAAGGGACTGGGTTTGCATATGCTCCGTTCCTGACTGGATCGAGACCGCCTGAGACCGGCCCTCGCCCCCAGCCCTGCGCCCGCCCGCAGCGCCTCCCGGTGCGGCGTCGGGCGGGGCGGGGGCATCTCAATTTTGGGATCGTCGAATCCGGGCGGTTTTTCGTGTCCGATTGCGGTTGGATTCGGGCCGGTGTCACCTGTCTCGTAAGGGATCATATGTTGTGTAAAATTTGTTTACCTTCTGGAAACATAAGCCCCATTTGCCGCCTTGTCCGCGCGCGCGCCTAGACGCCCGTTGGCGACTTCCGCAATGGCTGTAGACTCGGATCGCGCGCTCCTTAAGGGTAAAAATCTATAGATTTAACTCAGAATGGAACGAATTATGCCCGAATATTATGTGAACAAAAATACGCAGATCAACGGCGACAATGAAGTCCACCGGAGCGATGAGCTGAACTGCCAAAATCCAGCGGCGTACTGGAACAGGGTTGCTTTGGGACTTCACAATGACTGTCATTCGGCAATTAAATCGGCTAAGTCTCGAGGGTATAACGCAAACGGCTGCTTCTATTGCGCCAACGCGTGTCATACGTCCTAGCAGCGCCTAAATGGCCCGTTACGAGGGCGCACGGCCTCAATGCCGTGAGCAGTCGGCCGCGGCCCCTCGCCGAGTTTACCTAAGGATCCTGCCCATGACATTGAGGCGCTTGTTCCTAGCCGTCGCGCTGTTCGGAATATCTTCCACGCTTGGTTTCGCGCAGACGCAATCCACGCCGCATGACGGCTCCTATCAGCTGGCGCAACGCTATGCCTGCGGCCGGACTTGCGGGCAAGTCAGCAGTTGCCGCGAAGCCGTCTATCAATGGTGCGTTTGTGGCTACAGCCGCGCGGATGGAGATCGTGACGGCGTACCCTGTGAGACAGTCTGCGGCCAAAGCTCCGCCAGTTCGCTTGCGCGGGTGCGGGGTTTCAAGGACGAGTTCGGGTGTCGCTAGCGGCCCTAAGCTGCCATTGCCCGCTGTTTGAAATGCTAACTGCGGCCCGTCATTGCGGACTTTCGTTGCAGCACGAACCCCGAAACACGAAAACAACGTCAAATCAGAAGGTCGAACGACCGCATCAAGCGCCAGTCCCGCGCGAGCATCTTAGTCCAAGAGCGCATGATTAAAAAATTCAGGTTCAAACATGAATGTAGGGTTGAAAGTTATAGAGGACGTTCAAGTTGCACGAAGTACTTTTTTCCCTGTTCGGATTTCTTGCAGGAGCGGTGTATACAACCCCGCAGCATACCCATTTCCAGCAGGTTAAAAGGCAGCTATATTGGCGCTACGCGCCAATACGATGTAGTAAATTTTCGTCATTTTCCCTTTCTTAAGCGAGCCTCGGAATACTTACATCGAAGGGATGCTGACATGTCTAGGCCGTCTACGGCCTCGGTTCCTCGCAGCGTGTTGATAAGCGTTAGGCGCCCGCTTTTCTTGGGCGTTTCCTTCCATCAACCATACAACTTTTTCTCGATTTATGTAATCTGGAAGCTTTGTTCCAATGGTGCCGACTGCAGAATTTAACGCAGAAAGTGATAGGTTAACTACCCCAGAAAGATCTGCGCCCGAAAAGTCTGTATTTTCAAGATGAGCACCTTCTAGATCAATGGAGCCCTTCACGCGCTCATTGTCGTATATGTTAAGTGCAAAATGACTTCTGGTGCTTGAAGCATCAATATCGCGGAAACTTGCGTTTCTTAGATCGCACCCGCGCATACTGACACCCTCAAACATCGCGTTATCAAAGGTCGACTTTGATAGGTCGCATTCCTTCAAATGTGTACCAATTAAACTTGCTTTTACTCCATCCGTATATTCGAGGCTGGCCCCTTTTAGGTTGGACCCTATTAATGTGGACCATATGATCGTCGTTGACCTAAGATCGGCACCTTCTAAGTTTGCTCGGCTCAAACTTTGGTTCCAAAGGCGTTGCTCCGCAAGATTGATCCTGCGGAGGACCTTTACGACTATTTTTTCGTCGGTGAGACCCATTTCGTTGAGAAGTGATTTCGTGCTAAGCCTATCGGTATTTGGCCAATCGATATTCACGGTCCAAGGTGTATTAAACTCTATGGTACTCCAATCTCCTATCGGGATAGCCGTAGCCAACGAGGAAGTGCATGCCATGAGCGCAGTAATCGCACAACGATGTCGGAAAACCAGATCGGTCCATTGTGCTTCGGGGGCCATTTTATGAACAGAAAAACCATTACTGAGTGTCCACCCCAGCAATTCAGTCAAAGCATTTTTAGGGCCGAGCGCAGTCTCGGACGTTAACTTCTCACGCGCCTCATCATAAAGAAAATCTATGATCTCAGTTGTCAGTTCACCAGATCCAATAATCTGACTCCATCTCTGCTCAACGTCTTCAGCTTCCGCGTCTTCCAATTCTTTTGCAACCTTCAGGGCGTGCGATAACAGACCACGAGCAGCAAGATATTCGCCAAAGCTCTTATGAATAAATTCGAATCCGCTGTCCGCGTCGCCTTGCCCAGCACGGGTATGAATGTTGAGAGCCACTGATTTAAGGTTTGCCGCAGGAAAGTCCTTAAATTTCTTTTCACGCCCAAGGTGCAATTTACGAATTTGGCGAAAGTCGTCTTCATCTCCTGTGCGCCCGTTTCCACGCCAAGCAGCAATGCCAAGACATTCCATCAGCTCAAAGAATAGCTCCTCATTTACACCCGCGGCGACGAAGTGATCTTTCTCTTTGTTTCGTTCGAATATTTTCTGGAGGATATCCTCATAAACAACGTTCTTATTATCAGCCGCTATTTCCCAATCGTCACTACTGTATTTTGAGATCACCAAAAGGTGCAATAGAAGGGGCTCAACATTAAGCTCTCTCATGCTGTCAGCGGTAACTGCAGCTGGTATTTTCTCTGGATCAAGATCCTTGAGAGTCGCCCATTTCCGCCAATAGGTTGCCCGCTGATCATTACTCATCAGGCCATCAGGGTCTTCGATTTCATCATCAGCCTGTGAGGGCATCATACATGTTTCGTTAGTCATCTTTGCGATCGGCGCAACGTTGAGCATGTGCTGCACCGGAATATTGGAAGCCTTCATTGCGCCTTCACAAGCCAGATTACGACCCAGCACAAGTGCCCGAATAGGGGTGCCATCTGTGTTTAGAGGTGAAAGCATTAGTTTAAGGGCAAGCAGAAGTTCTCTGGCGTAGCGCTCCCCGTCTTCTTCTTTAGTTGATAGCTCGTCCAGTCCATCGAAGATGATTAGAATAGGTAACTCATCTGTTTTGCGCCAATCCAGGGGACTTCCGGGCAAGCCCGGGCTGCCGTGTTTGCCTGTCGAGGTATCGCGGCGGTCGACATAGCGCGCTATATCATCATGTAGTGAGCCAGACAGAACCATGTGCTGAAGCTGTATGAATAGTACGCGATGAACGCCCTGTTCAATCACCTCATGTGCGAAGGCGCGCGCGAAAGAGGACTTCCCACTTCCCGGCCCCCCGGTAACTACACGGACAGGATCTTGTTGAGCATTTCCAGCCATCCAAGTATGCGTCGCCTTATGTAGCTCAGCTACATGTGCGGTCTTACGCTCTGTTTCAGAACCATCCTCTTTTTGGAATTTTTCAATTTGGTGCCAAAAGCACCGAGGCGGCAGGTAGACAGCTTCAAGCGGAATGACTTCGGCCTCATCTGGAGAGAATATCGGTGCATCCGTATATTGATGGGAAACCCAATATGCATGGCGTGCCCAATGTCCGTCGCGTCGAGCACTTTCGCCCCCAAGTCCTGTAAGCCCATCTTCGAGAACCCGAAAATAGCTGGGATCCTCGCAGAGTGTTCGATTTGAACCAGTTCGCAAGGCACGTCTGAAACGTTCCTCAAGCGTATCGATTTCGAGATCCATACTGGTTGTCGCCTTCAGGAGCATGGCTCCGAGAGCTTGATGCGCTTTATTGAACAGAGGCGAAAGACCTGGGTTTGTCAGCGTAAGGGCATCAAGCTCTTGTCCATCGAACTGCGCCGCAGTCTCGAGAAATTCACTGACCGCTTCATCTTTCTTCCCTGACAGTGGAGCTTTGATGCGCTCAGCCTTTAGCACATCACTAACCGCGTAACTGATCGTCTTAAAAGCCCAGATCCAAGCCCGTTGCCCCGGCTCGTCCTGTGCCGTGCCCGAAAGTGCGCTGAACCCGGATTTCAGATTTGAGAGAACATTCGGAATGTTTGGACCGGCGGGGCTTAGTGCTTCCAGAACCGCCAAGATACCATGAAACCCTGCGTCTATGTAATTGCGTTTGTTGTTTGGAGGAGTGAGTGGAATGGCCATGTTTAACCCTTTACTTTGGGTCATTGTAGCCGTCGGTGGAATATCGGCAAGGTCCGGTTTCCGCCCCGGGTGCTGTCGAGGTCCCGGGCGCAGCGAAAGTCGGCTTTCCCGCCCCTGTTGTCGAAGCATCGGTAATATTCATCTTAACGAAGCCCTCACCACGCATGCGCTGACCACACGATCTCGCCCAGGACGCGCATGCGGTTCATGTCGGGGCCACGGCGGGTTTCGGTCGGGTGGATCGGGTTGTCGGAGGTCAGCACCATCATCTCGTTGTCGACCAGGTCGAGGCGCTTGACGCGGGCGCTGCCATCGGTGTCGACGAAGGCGTAGACGTGGCGGTTGCGGATCGTGGTGCGGCGCTCGTCGATCATGACAAGGTCGCCGTCGTTCAGGGTCGGGGCCATGCTGTCACCCGCAACGGTGAGCAGACACGCCTGCGCAGGTGAAATACCCCGCTCGCGCAACCAGTTCTGGCGAAAGGCCAGTGCGCCTTGCAGGCTGACATCGCCGTTCAAGGCCCCTGCCCCCGCCGCCAGCCGCGCGTCAACGCGCGGGATTGCGGCGAAATCTTCGTGGTCGATCTGGGTAGTGTATACAGCCCCCACTTCGCGCGGCGGACCAAAATATAGCTCTAGATCAAGTACTTCGGCTAGCCGCTCCAGTGAAGCCCAATTGTATCGTTTGTCGCCGTCGCGCTTCATTCGAAAGTTCTTAATCAAAGACGGATGACCGACCGCGAGCCGCGAGGCTTTCGCGTCTGAATAGCCCTTCTTTTTCAGGGCCTCATCGATCTGGTTAAGAATCACATCCATCTGGTCACGATAGCCAGTAATGGCCAATTCGTAAACATAAAGCTACTACAGGCTTGTATTGCCGGGCTAGTAGTGGCTATACTCTCCTCATGAAACAGAGAGACGCCCTTATAACACTCGCCACCACGCTCGCCGCGCATCGCGGGGTCACGCACTATGCGATCTCCATGCGCGCCTTGGGTAAGGGCGATTTCTTCAAGAAAATGATCGAGTGCGGCTGGGATTGCCGCACTGCGACAGCCGAGCGCTTGCTCGCTTGGTTCGACGAGAATTGGGACCGGGACCTCGAATGGCCCCGCGACATCCCCCGTCCATCCGCCAAACAGGAGGATGCCGCATGAGCCCGCGCCCCGACCCCGAAGGCAACCTTCCCCCCGGAAGCGGCTTTGCGATAGCCCTGCTGCTCGCCCTCGTCTTCTGGGCCGTAGTCGCTGCGGGCCTGTCTGTCGCGGTTCTGCGCCAAGGTGCCGCCCCTGAAACACCCCCTTCAACAGAGGATTTAATGTGATGCGGTTATCCGATCTCATTCCCGATGCCGGGCAGTTGCAGGCTGAGATCGCGGCCATCCCGCAGGCGCAGCGCGTGGCGCTGGCTTTGCAGTTGGTGCGCGACATCGACGAGCCGTGCTGTGCGCTGCCGCTGATGCGCCTCAGTCGCTTGGCCGAGGATCATGAGTTGTCGATCCGCAAGGAAGCGTTCGTTCTGGAGCGTGCCCGATGATCCGCCGCCTTGCCCATAAATTTCGTCTCCGCGCGCGTGCTGGCCTGTGCGCTGCGCGGTCACTGCGCCCCGGCTGTGCCCAATCTGCTTGCTCCGGCCGGGGCGTTTTTTCTGTCATTGGCGATGTAGTGGGGGTTATGGCGCTGTTCGTCCTGCTCTTTGCCGTCGCGAGTTTCGGAGGGTGAGCGGGATGAGCCTGCATGTGCAAAGATGGGGCCATGGATACGCCGTTTTCGACGGTAAGGAGCGCTTATCTGGCGCGTTCAGCAACCGCGATATCGCCCTGCGCGCCCAAGACCGGATGGAGAACGAGACAGCCAAATCCAAGCACGCCCGTAACCGCCCCTGCCTGACTTGCGGCACCGAGTTCTGGTCAACGGGATTGGGACACCGCATGTGCGGCAACTGCCGCACCAATTGCGCCGGGCTCGACGCCCAGATGGTGGGCTAATGATTGAACACCTGTCCACAATCACCGAATTGCCGATAGACGCGATCAAGGTCGAGGATCGGTTACGTGACACATCTCCAGACGGCATTGCCAATCTCGTTGAAGCTATAAGGGAAACCGGGTTCAGCGGCAGCATCCGGGTTCGCCGCAAGAAAGATGGAGATTATCTCATAGACGGCGCCCACAGGCTTGCCGCGATGAGGGAGCTGGGCAAGACTTCAATTCCTGTCGATTTGGTTCGCTGTAACGACGCAGAAGCGCGACTTATGGAGATCGACGGCAACCTCATGGGTCAACCCATGACCGTCCTTGATGACGCCTACTTTTTGGCCACGCGCCGGGAGATGATCCAGAAAATCCATCCCGAAATGCGGCAAGGATCAGCTGGGGCTGCAGGACGTTGGATGCAACTGCATTTCAGTGCACTTGCACAAACCATCGCCACAGCTCGGGGCATCAAAACCCGCCAAGTCTATAATATAATGGCAGCCGGAGCGTCTCTTTCACGCGAAGAATACGAAGCCCTTAAACACTCGCCGGCCCTCCGTCTGAATGACTTGCTGGCGCTCAGAAAGATCGTCGGCACAGAGGAGCGCAACTATGTTGTGGAAGCGCTCTCTGAGGGGCTGGTCAAGAATGCGGGGGCAGCACGAAAGGCTTACCTTGCAGCACGCGGCGAGGCTCCAGCCCCGGCGAGCGATAAAGACCAGAAGCTGTCGCGCCTACTCGACGCTTGGGACCGCGCGGGCAAGCGCGAGCGCCGGGCATTCCTCGAGGAACGCGGCGCAGAGGTTGCGGCGTTGTTCGGCGAGCTTGACCAAGGGGATGCGGCATGACTGGCCCGGCCCCTGCGCAGGAGTGGTGGAGTGCGGCTGAGCTGGCCGAGGCTGGGTTGCCCGACCTGCCCGGCACCAAGCGCAAGGTCAATCTGTTGGCGCAACGCGAGGGCTGGGCGCGGCACGCGGGTAAGGTCCGGCGGCGCAAGGGGGCCGGTGGCGGCGTTGAATATCACTGGAGCGTGCTGCCGTTGCGCGCCCGCATGCGACTTAGCGCCGATCTGGTCAAAGCCCCGGAGGAGAAATCCGGCAAAGACGAGGCGTGGGAACGCTATGCAGCGGCGGGCGACAAGGCCCGCACTGAGGCCGAGGCGCGGCTAGAGGCCGTTGCCGAGGTCGAATTGTTGGAAGGGGCCGGGTTGACCCGCTCCGCGGCCGTGCGCGAGGTCGCGCACAAGCTGGGACGGTCCGAGAAATCTCTCTGGAATTACCTCGGGCAGGTCGAGGGAGCGGCCCCCGCCGACCGGCTGGCTTACCTGATCGACGGGCGCGCAGTGCGGCGTGCTCCCGCCCAACGGGGCGATATCGACCCGGCCTTTCTGGCGCTGGTGCGCAGCGATTGGCTGCGCCTGTCGCAACCCTCGCTCACCAGTTGCTATGACCGCGCCGTGCGCGTCTGGACCTCCGAGCGGCGCAACAGCACCGTGCCTCCCCTTCACCAGGTGCGGCGCTGGATCAAGGCCAACGTCTCGGCACCGACAGAAACCTACCTGCGCAAGGGCGAGGAGGCACTCCGCCGCCTCTATCCCGCGCAGGTGCGCAGCAAGGCCTTCATGGTCCCGCTCGAATGCGTGCAGGGCGATTACCACAAGTTCGACGTGTTCGTGCGCTGGCCCGGCATCGACACGCCTGTGCGGCCGCAGATGATGGTCTGGTCGGACGTCTATTCCGGCAAGCTCTTGGCATGGCGTCTGTCGGACACGGCCAACAGCCACACCGTGCAGCTTGTGACCGGTGACCTGATCCGGACCTATGGCATCCCGCAATCAGTTCTGATCGACAATGGCCGGGAATTTGCCGCCAAGGCGATGACGGGCGGCACGCCAACCCGGTTTCGGTTCAAGGTCACGGACGAGGATATTCCCGGGCTGCTCCCGCTCTTGGGCGTGCATGTCCACTGGGCCACGCCCTATTCCGGGCAATCCAAACCTATCGAGCGCGCCTTTCGCGACCTCTGCGACCGGGTGGCCAAACACCCCGCCTTTGACGGGGCCTATACGGGCAACAAGCCAACGGCAAAGCCTGAAGATTACGGCTCCCGCGCCATCCCGCTCGACGAGTTCCGCCTCGTGTTGGAGGAAGAGCTTGCGCATCACAACGCCCGCCCCGGGCGGCGCAGTGAAGTTGCCATGGGACGGTCGTTCAATGAGGTCTTCAACGAGGGCTATGCGCGCGCCACGATCAAGCGCGCGACCGACGAGCAGCTGCGCCTCTGGCTCCTGCGGGCCGAGGGAGTGCGGGCCAAGACCAGCAACGGCGCGCTGAAACTCTACGACACGGAATACTGGTCCGAGTGGATGTACCGGATCGCAGGGGAAAAGGTGGTAGCGCGGTTCGACGCGGATGATTTGACAGCCGGGCTCGAGGTTTATGATCTGGCGGGCCGGTACCTCGGCCATGCCAAGTGTCTCAAGGACGCCAAGTTCCGCGACGTTGGGGCCGCACGCGATCACAACCGAAAGCGCAAGACGTGGATGCGTGCGCAGCGCGACGAGGCCAAGGCCGCGCGCGAGTTGACGGCGGCAGAGGTGGCCGCACGTGTGCGCGCAGCCTCGGGGCTGGCGGCAGACGAACCCCTGCCCGAGGCGCAGGTGCATCAGCTGGTGACACCGCATAAGGCCGCCCCAAAACGGCGGCGCGCGCAGAGCGTCGAGGAGATAGAGCGCGAAGCAGCGCTTGAGGCCCGCGTGACGCGCCTAGCTGAGCATCGCGCACGCCCCGTTGAGGTCGATGAAGACGATCCCAAGGCCCTGTTTCTGCGTGCCCGCGCTCTTGAGAGCGCGCAGGCGGAAGGCGAGACACTCACGCAGGCACAGGCCGATTGGCTGGCCGACTACCAACAGAGTTCCGACTACCGCGCCCAGCTGCGCATGGAGCGCCGCTTCGGTGCCCAAGAGTAACAAGAAAAGGAGAGCAGCATGACCCCTTCCATTGCGCCCCTGCGAAACGTCGCAGCGCTGATCGGCCTCGTTGAGCGCGTCCAGTCCCGCGCCTTTGGCCTGCCCGGCATGGCCACGTTCTATGGCCCATCCGGCTGGGGCAAGACGACCGCCGTGACAGTCGCGGCCAATGAATATCAGGCCCATGTTGTCCAGGTCAAAGACTGCTGGACACCAACCTATCTGGCGCAAGCGATCCTGCGCGAGATCGGCCTGCCATCGCAACGCGGCGTGGCCGCCATGGTCGATGCAATCGGCGCACAGCTTGCACGCAATGACCGCCCGCTCATCATCGACGACGCGCAATATCTCCTGCGCAAGCGGATGATCGAGCTGGCCCGCGACATTTACGAGAGCTGTCAGGCCCCGGTCATTCTGGTCGGCGAAGAAAAGCTGCCGCAGGATCTGACCCGCTGGGAGAACATCCACAACCGCCAACTCGCATGGGAACCCGCCCTCGCCTGCAACCTGCCGGACGCAGAAAAGCTCGCGCCAATCTACGCGGCTGGTATCGACGTCGGCGCTGACCTGCTCGGAGCCATCGTCGACGCCTCGGGCGGCTCGATCCGCCGGGTGGCGATCAATCTGGCACGTGCCAAGGAACTGGCCATGGGCCGGGGGCGGCGTCTGGCCGACCTCGAGCTTTGGGGCAACCGGGCCTTCGAGACCGGGCAACCTCCTGCGGTGCGCCGTGTCGATGATTTCCGCCTCGCCGCCCCACTCGCCCCCGAAAAGATCGTGCCGCTCGCGGCTGAGAAGAAGGCGGGCCGGGCATGAGTGACCTCTTTGATCGCCTTTGGACGCAGGTCCGCGAGCTTGAGGAGTTTGACTGGCAGGCCGTGTCCCGGCTCGGCTGCAGCCGCGAGACTGCCGTGCGCTACCTGCGCCACTGGCGGGACGCGGGCAAGATCCGCGTGAGCCGCGTCACCCGCAATGGCAAACGCTGGTATGCCCCCACAGACCGCCCCCTGCCCGGCCCGCAGCCGGTCTCTGGCGAGGCAACACCCGAGGGCAATATGTGGCGCGCCATGCGCACGCTGCGGCATAGTTTCAGCCCCGTCGATATCGCAGCCCATGCCAACGCGGGCGGCGTCGCCGTCACCGTCGAGAAGGCGCGCGCCTATTGCCGCCAGCTTCTCGCCTCCGAACATCTGCGCGTGGTCGAAATGGCCATTCCCGGTCGCCGCGAAGCGCTCTATCGCTTGGTCGAGGATACCGGCCCGCGCGCGCCCAAACCCGTGCGTCTGGCTGGCATTCTCGATCCCAACACCGGCGAATTTGCCCCCGCGAAAGGTGGTGCAGCATGAGCGCGCTCGACACGGCCCGGGAATTCTGGGGCGAGGATTTGCCCGATTGGGTGGCCGCCTTGGCGCGCGCCTGCGACGAGACCAGCCAGAACAAGGTCGCGGTCAAGATGGAGCGCAGCGCGACCCTTGTGTCGAACATCCTGCGCAACCGCTATCCGGCTGACACCAGCATCGTCGAGGACGTCGTGCGCGGCCATTTCATGCGCGCGGTGGTCGACTGCCCCGCCTTGGGCGAGATCGGCAAACAGGTCTGTCGCAAGTGGCGATCCAAGGCGGCGCAGTTCGAGAATGTGAATTCGCTTACCGTCACGATGTACCGCGCCTGCAACCGTTGCCCGGTCCATAAGGGGGCCGACGATGACGCGGCGTGATGACAGCCTCGATACGCCCGTGTCGGCGCTCGCCGCAGAGGCGGTGCCCGCCCGCGAGATCGCGCGCCGCCTCAGTGTCACGACGTCCCGCGTCCACAGCGTGCTGCATTACCTGCGCCGCCACGGGGCCCCGTTCCCGCCGGTCCGGCTGGGCAAACCCTGCGGGCGTCAAGGCGCGCAGCTGACCCGGCTCAACGCCGAAGTCCGTGGCGCGCTCGAGCCGCATGCCCTCGCGCGGGGCGTGCAGACCAAGGCGCTCGCCGTCCGCATTCTCGAGGTCGTGATCCGCGACAATCTGATCGACGCCATTCTTGACGACAAGGAGACCGACGCATGAACGCCCCCGAACTCAACCGCTGGAGCCCCGATGAGATGCTGCGCCTCGCGGCCTCGGGCGTGGCCAAGGTGGACCTCCTTGGTCCGCGCGGCAGCACACTCTGCTCGATGGACGAGATCGCCGCCATGGCCGCCGTCTGCGCACTGCATGGCGTGGGTCCGCGCCTGCTTTCAACACCCCCTTCAACAGGAGAGTAAAATGTCTGAATTCACCCCTCATCACATCCCGGACGGACGCCGCGAGATCGACGGCAATATCTATATGGGCGACGGCCGGGGCGGCTGGCAGCCTCTGGAAACGGTCAAGCCGCAGCATCTGCTCGAGGATGAAACCGTGCGCAAGATCGTCAGCTACGGCCTGCCGCTGTCCGAACAGGTCAAGCGCTTTAAGGCACACACTTTCGACGACATCAGCGCCTTCGAGGCGATCCTTGCTCAAGAATACGACGCAAGGATTGGCGGCAAGAAGGGCAACAAGACGCTGATGAGCATCGACCAGCTCTACAAGGTCGAGGTGCGCGTGTCCGACCGGATTGATTTTGGCCCCGAATTGCAGACGGCAAAGCAGCTCTTCGACGAGTGTCTGAACGAGTGGTCCGCAGAGGCGCGCGCCGAGTTGCGTGGCCTTGTGACCGATGCCTTCAACACTGACAAGCAGGGCCAGATCAACCGCGCTCTGATCTTCATGCTCCTGCGCCGTGACAGCACCGATGCACGCTGGAAACGTGGGCAGGACGCAATCCGCGACGCGATGCGCACCGTCGGCTCAAAGACCTACGTGCGCTGCTGGCACAGGGCGGCACATGATGCGTCATGGGAGCCGATCACCATCGATCTGGCGAAGGTCTGAGGGAATGAACCGCGCGCTGCAACAACTGATCTTCGCGGCTTGCCGCCAGTTGGGGCTCGACGAGGACGCGCGCCGCGATTTGCAGGTCAGCGTCACCGGCAAGGTCAGCTTGCGCGACATGAACGACGGCGAGCTGCGGTTGATCGTTAACCGGCTGAAGCAGGCCGGGTTCGAGGACAAGCCCCACAACCCGCGCCACAAGCCCGCACCGCGCGCCGATCTGCGCATGATCCATGTACTCTGGCGCAAGCTCGGCCAGTCGGGCGCGTTGCGCGACCCCTCCCGCGCCGGGCTCAACAAGTTCATCCGCGCTCGGTTCGGAGGCGTCTGGGGATCGGTCCCGGCCGACGTCGACATGCTGCGCGAGTGGAAGCTGATCGACGACGTGATCCAAGCGCTCAAGTCTTGGGGTGAGCGCGCCCAGATCGACTTTGACTGGGAGGATCACCGCCGGTGAAAAAGCCCCGCCACCCCGCCTCTGACCATGCCGTGATCCGCTATCTCGAGCGGGTCAAGGGCATGGATATCGACGCGGTGCGCCGCGAGATCGGGCGCGTGGTGGATCAAGGTCTCGAGGCCGGAGCCTGCGGCGTGATCAGCGGCGGGTTCGTCTACAGGATCGAGGGCGGCTGCGTCGTGACCATCACCCGGCGGCACACCCAGCCCCCGGGGCGGCGGCGCAGGAAGGCCCCCCATGGAGCGTGAACCCTCTTGGATTGACGAGATGCGCGCCGATCTGGGCGACACCCCGGTCGAGCGGTTCCTGTCGCGCGTAGGCGGTATGCGGCTTTATGTGCCTGGCACCCGCCTTGCCGACAGCCTCCTAGTGACGCTGGCGGGTCGGGATATTGCCAGATGGATTTCCGCCCGCTACGCTGGCGAATATCTGGACGTGCCCTCGGGCCGCGCTCAGGCCCGGGAGGGGCTCAAACAAGCCCTGCGCGAGGCCCCGGATACGCCGGTTAATGAACTGGCCAACCGTTTCGGCGTCACCGCCCGCCGCGTCTTGCAGGTCAAGGCGGAGCTGGCAGAGGAGGAAGAACCACCCCTCCTCAAGGTCATGCGAAAGGCTTCATCTGAATAAGCTTTGCGGCCCCCTTTATCCTGACGGGAAAGGGGGGCACCCATGCAAACAGTCCGAACCATTGCCGAAGAGATTGTTGCCCGCGAGGGCGGCTTTGTGAATGACCCGGCCGATCCCGGTGGGGCCACCAATTTTGGCGTCACGATCCACACCATGCGCAGCCTCGGTCTTGATCTCGACCGGGATGGCGACGTGGACGTGGCCGATGTTCGCCTTATGACCCGCGCCCGCGCCGTCGATATTTTCATCGAGCATTATTTCGTGCGGCCACGCATCGCGGAACTGCCCGAGGCGCTGCAGGCGAGCGTGTTCGACATGCAGGTCAACGCCGGGTCCAATTCCGTGAAAATCCTGCAGCTCCTTGTGACAGAGATGGGCTTTCCCGCCACTGCCGACGGCGCAATCGGACCGGCGACCCTGCGCGCGGTGCAGGCCGCCCATGACGCGGCCCCCGCCCATATCGCCGACGCCTACGCGATTGCCCGGCGCAACTACTATTTCCGCCTCGCCGATGCGCGGCCCGCAAGCCGCAAGTTCGCGCGCGCCCGCGCAGGCGGCAAAGGCGGCTGGATCAGGCGCGCCGAGGAATTCATGGCAGCGCGCTACCGCATGTCCGACGCAGATTTCAAACAAAGGGTGGTATCATGGGGCTGATCCGATTACTGGGCGCGCTCTTTGGTGGCGGGCGCAATGTCATTGCCGAGACGGCGGAGGTCTTTCGACCCAATGCCGAGGCGGCGGATGCGCGCGAGGCGTCCTTTCAGCAAGCTGCCCTTTCGCAGATGGCTGCGGAGTTCGGCCATGGCAACAACTGGTGGTCAGCGCTGATCGACGGGCTCAACCGCCTGCCGCGCCCGGCCATGGCTTTTGGCTGCATCTTTCTCTTCTGGTCGGCCATGTCGGACCCGATCTGGTTTGCCGAGCGCATGCAGGGCCTCGCCCTGGTCCCGGAACCGCTCTGGGCGCTGATGGGTGCCATTGTCGCGTTCTACTTCGGCGCGCGCGAGCTGCACAAGTTTCGGGGCGTCTCGATGCAGAAAGAGGCCGTCCGGATCATCGCACAGGCCCCCAAAGTGGCAAGCAACATCGCCCAGTTGCGGGCGCTGCGGGCGGATAGCCCGGGCGCGGCCGATACGGGACCGGACGCCGAGGTAGCGCTGGCTGCTGTCGCTACAAGCGACAATCTGGCGATTGATGACTGGAAGCGCGCGGCATGATGGACTGGGATCTCTTCTGGAAGGCCTCGGGTGTCATCTTACCAGTGATTGTGGCCATCTACACCTTCATCGCCACCCGTCGCAAAGACCTCGATCAAAGGCTGGAGGCGGGACACGAGCGTATGGACCGGCACGAGGCGCGGATCTCGCGGCTTGAGCAGTCGGTCCAGAACATGCCGGGCAAGGATGACATGCACTCGCTGCAGCTCGAACTCGTCAGACAGACCGGATCAATGGAGAAGATGGCGGCTGTCATGGAGGGCAACGCCATGATCACCGCGCGGCTAGAGGCCATCGTGTCACGGCACGAACAACACCTGCTAAACGGAGGCAAGACGTGAGCGATTATCAGGCAACCTTGCGCAAACACCGCCGCCTCGCAATCCTGCGGCATCTCGAACAGGTCTCGGGCTACACCGCCAATGCCTCGATCCTGCGCGACGTCCTCAATGGCGTGGGCGTGGGTTCAACCTTTGACCAGGTGACCACCGAACTGGCATGGCTGCAGGAGGTGGGCATGGTCACCGTCGCCGATCATGGCGACTTTGTCATTGCCGAGGCCACACGGCGCGGCATCGAGGTCGCGCGCGGCGAGGCGGTGCATCCGGAGATCCAGCGCCCAAGCGCACGGAGGCTCTGACATGCCCCCACCCCGCAAGGTCGAGCTGCTCCCCGCCGAGCTTCGCCAGTGGCTGCACGACTGGTGGAAGGCGAAAGGGTTTCACGGCTATGAGGAACTTGCCGAGGAGTTGAACTTTCGCCTCGCCGAAGACGGGCTCGAGCTGCGCATCGGCAAGAGCGCGCTGCATGCCTATGGGCAGGAATACGAGCAATTCGTCAAGCTGCAGGACGAGGCCGGAGCCTGGGCGCAACAATGGCTGGCCGACAATGACCTCTCCGAGGAAGCCGACCGTCACCGCGTCCTCTTCCAGATGATGACCAGCGTGGCCTTCAAGGTCCTGAAATCGCAGATGAGCAAGGAGGGCGAGGATATCGACCCACGCGAGCTGCACTTTCTGGGCAAGATGATGAAGGACATCATGTCGAGCGCTGGCATCCGCGAGCAGCTGATGGTCAAGGAACGCGCCCGCATCGCGGCCGAGGAACGCGCCAATGCCGTCGAAGCATTGGACAGTGCCCGCGATGAGCTGGGACTATCGAGCGACGTCATCGGCAAGCTGCGTCGCGAGTTTCTGGGGGTGCGCGCGTGACAGAGCCGGTCCTCACCCGCGACCCCGACGCCCTGCCCGAAGAACTGCCGCGCGGCTCGGAGATCCCCGAGAGCCTCGATCCGCTGGCCGACGGCATTCTGATGGCCCATCAACGCAGCTGGCTTGCGGATGAGAGCGACCTCAAGGTCTGCGAAAAGGGCCGACGCACCGGCATCACCTTTGCCGAGATGCTGGGCTGCGCGCTCATTGCCGCCGCCGCGCGTGGTGCGGGCGGGCAGAACTGTTTTTACATCGGCGACACCAAGGACAAGGGTCGCGAGGCCATCGGCTATGTCGCGCATTTCGCGCGGGTGATTGCCGGAGCAGCACACCCCATCGAGGAGTTTCTTTTTGAGGATCAACAGCCCGATGGCACCACTAAGTTCATCAACGCCTACCGGGTGCGCTTTGCCTCCGGGTTCCGCGTAGAGGCGCTGAGTTCCAACCCGGCCAATATCCGAGGCCTTCAGGGTACCGTGGTGATCGACGAGGCGGCCTTCCACAAGGACGTGCGCGAGGTGATCGATGCGGTGAACGCCATGCTGATCTGGGGCGGCAAGGTCCGGATCATCTCGACCCACAACGGCTATCTCAACGCCTTCAACGAATTGATCCGCGAGGCGCGCTCGGGCAAGAACGGCTTTAAGGTCCACCGCTACACCTTCGGCGATGCGGTCGCCAACGGGCTCTATAAACGCGTCTGCATGATGCAGGGCAAGGCGTGGGGCGCGGAGGCCGAGGCGGAGTGGGAGGGCACGATCCGGCGCTCCTACGGGGCGCGCGAAGCCGCCATGCGTCAGGAACTCGATGCCGAACCCGCCGAGATGCAGGGCGCGGCACTGACGCGCGTCCAGATCGAGGCCTGCATGGCGCAGGGCATCCCGTTCCATCGCTGGACGCAGCCCGACAGTTTCAAGAATGCCGACGAGGCGGTGCGCAAGGCCGCCGCCGTTACCTGGTGCAAAACCCACCTTGAACCCGTGCTTGAAACCCTCGATCGAACCCGGCCGCATTTCATGGGCGAGGACTTTGCGCGCTCGGGTGACGCGACCGACATCATCATTCTCGAGCAGGGCGTCGATCTCACCCGGCGCACCAAGCTCATCGTCGAGCTGCGCAACATCCCCTTCGATCAGCAGCGCGACGTGCTCTTCTGGTTGCTCGACCGGCTGCCCAATTTCCAAAAAGGCGCGATGGACCGCACCGGCAACGGGGCCTATCTCGCCGAGGTCGCGGCCCAACGCTACGGCGCGCGGATCGTCGAGGTGGCCTTCACGCGGCAATGGTACGAGCTCGAGATGCCGCCTTATATCGAGGCCTTCTCGGATCGCACCATCGTTCTGCCCGCGCATGAGGACGTGCTGCGCGACCATCAGGCGCTGCAATACACCAACGGCATCATCCGCGTGCCTGAGAATTTCCGCTTCAAAGGATCGGACGGGCTCGACCGGCACGGCGACAGCGCCATCGCAGGCGCGCTCGCCTGGTATGCGAGCAATCAGGACGTGGTGCCGATGGAGTTTCAATCGACCGGACGGCGCACCGCCCTGACGGCCGAAGACTTTATCAGCCCGATGGGCGGACGGCGCATGGGCTTTGCCAGAGGCGGCGGGGGCTTGGATTTTGGAGGGTTCTCGGATGGCTAGAAAAACCGGCACAATGCGGCTGCGCTCGGTTCGGCTGCGCAACCCGATGGAGCTGTCGGGCATCCAGCACGGGCGCGACATCACCCGACCATGGATCGGCCCGCTGCTGGAGCCGACGGACCCGATCCTGCGCACGCGCGGCGGCGGCAGTTTCGACATCTACAAGCCGATCCTGACCGACCCGCAGGTCAAATCAGTGATGACGCAGCGCATCTCGGCCGTGACCAGCCGGGAATGGGAAGTGGTGCCGGGCGAGGAAACGGCGGCGGGCAAACGCGCGGCCGACTGGCTGCGCGACGAGCTTTCGGCCATGAAATTCGACCGCCTGACCGAGAAGATGCTCTGGGGCCTCTTCTATGGCTATTCCGTCGCCGAACAGATGTTTCGCCGCGACGGGCAGCTTTGGGGCTGGGAGGAAATCCGCGTGCGCGACCGGGTGCGGTTTCGCTTTGATGAGGAGTGCGGCCTGCGCCTGCTGACCATGTCCAACATGCTCACAGGCGAGGAAATGCCACCCGAGAAGTTCTGGGTCTTCTCGACCGGCGCGGATCACGACGACGAACCTTACGGCTTAGGCCTCGCGCATTGGCTCTACTGGCCGGTCTGGTTCAAACGCAACGGGCTGAAGCTCTGGCTGATCGCCCTCGACAAATTCGGCATGCCGACCGCACGCGGCAAATACCCGTCGCAAGCCACTGAGGCCGAGCAAAAGAAACTGCTAGAGGCCGTCATGGCCATACGCTCAGAGGCCGGGATCATCATTCCCGAGGGCATGGATATTGAGCTTTTGTCAGCGCCCTCGGGGGCAAGTTCGCTGGATTACCAGAAACTGCACGACACGATGGATGCCGCCATCTCGAAGATCGTGCTGTCCCAGACCATGACCACCGACAATGGCTCCAGTCGGTCGCAAGCCGAGGTGCATGACGACGTGGGCGACGCCGTCAAGAAATCCGACGCGGATCTCGTGTGCCAATCCTTCAACGAAGGGCCGGTGGCGCGGCTTTGCGGTTTCAACTTCCCCGGTGTCGCGCCGCCAAGGGTGTGGCGCAAGATGGAGGACCCGGAGGATACAACCGCCGCCGTCGACCGCGATGAAAAGCTGCATCGGATCGGCTGGCAGATGACCGAAGACCGCGTCAAGGAAATCTACGGCGACGGCTATGAGCGCGCCACGCCCCCGGAGAACACACCGCCAGACGAGGACACGCCCGAGGCCGGTTTCGCCGAACATGACGGCGCGCTCGACGGCCCTGTGGGCGATCTGGCAGACCGGTTGGCGAACGAGGCGTCGGTGCCGATGCTGGCGATGCTCGAACAAATCGAGGCGATGCTGGAGACGTCGACCAGCCTTGCGGAGTTCCGCGAGCGGCTGCTGGCCGGGTTTCCGGACCTGGACGATGCAGCACTCCGCGACGTGATCGCGTCGGCCCTCACGGCGGCGCATGCCGGAGGCCGCGCCGCGTTGGAGGAAGATAGTGGCTGATCTCGGCGCGACGTTTCGCCGTCCCTTCCGCGAGCAGATCGCCGCCTTTCGCCTGCGCCTGGGCGATCTCGTGCCGACGGCGCGGTGGGATGACATCACCCTCGCCCAGCACGACCGGGCTTTCATGGTGGCAGGGGCACAGAAGGCCGACCTCTTGGCGGATCTGGCGGCCTCTGTTGATAAGGCCATCTCGCAGGGCACGTCTCTGGAAGAGTTCCGCCGCGATTTTCGCGCCACCGTCACCCGACGCGGCTGGCACGGCTGGACCGGCGAAGGCAGCACGCGCGGCGAGGCATGGCGCACGCGGGTGATCTACCGCACCAACATCGCGACCAGCTACGCGGCCGGGCGGATGGCGCAGCTCATCGAGGGCAATTTTGCGTTCTGGGTCTACCAGCACGGCGGCTCAACTGAGCCGCGCCTGATCCATCTTGGCTGGGACGGGCTGGTCTTGCCACCTGATCACCCGTTCTGGATCACGCATGGCCCGCCCAACGGCTGGGGCTGCAGCTGCTACGTGATCGGCGCGCGCTCTGAGGACGGCGCACGTCGTCGCGGCGGCGACCCGGACAAGCGCCTGCCCGACGACTGGCAATCCCGGGATCCGCGCACCGGCGCGCCGAAAGGGATCGACAAGGGCTGGGATTACACGCCCGGGGCCAGCACCGTGGACGAAATTCGCACGATGGCGGCCAAGGTCGTCGATTGGCGGTATAACCTCGCGGTGGCCTACATGGCCAGCCTCCCGGACCGGACCCGCGATCTTCTGGTCGAAGGATACCGAGGCCTGCCGTCATTGGCTGACAATATCCGGCGCTACGCAGCGCGCGTCGAGACCGCGAACACCCAAGCCGCACGGAAGACCATTTCCGAGCGGGAGCCGATCCAGTCCCTCGGGTTGATGACTACCACTCAGGCCCGGCTCAACCGCGAGGGTGCGCGGCGCGATCTAGACCGCTACGACGTGGCCGTTGACGCGGATTCCATCCGTCATATTTTTGCACGCCACGGGAACCCAGAGCGCGAGGCCTCCCGTGGGCAGATAGCGGTCACCCCGGAAGACTTGGGACGGTTGCCCGAGATATTCCAGCGCCCAGACAGCTTTGAATGGACGGATGCCCGTAGCGTGCAGTCTCGGGTCTTGCGTCTGACTAAGACTATCGGCGCACGGCGCTATGTCGCGCATTTCGTCGCGCGACCGCGACGCCAGCGGCTCGTACTCTTGACCTATTGGGTGGAAAATATCGGCTGACCCCTCCCGTACGCCCAGACGCGTTCCCGCAACCTGAATGCGGTGGGTGGATGCACAGCCGACAGAAAGGAGAATAGCCATGATCACCGTCGAAATCAATGAAGAGGAAATCACCCAAGCGCTCGCCCGCGTGTCCGCTGCCCTCACCGACATGACCCCTTTGATGCAGGATATCGGCGAACTGATGGTCAATAGCACGCGGGAGAACTTCAAAGACGGCACCGATCCGGATGGCAATCCTTGGGCACCCAAGAGCCCGGCCACGCTCGAGGCGTACCGGCGGCGGGGCGACGGCCAGCCCACCCGGCCCCTGATCGGCCCCTCGCGCATCCTGTCGACCACAATCAATGCCGAGCCATCGGCGGACCGGGTCGCATGGGGTTCGAACGTCATTCAGGCCGCCGTGATGCAGTTCGGAGCCGAGGCCGGGGCGTTCGGCGCGCGCGCCGGGCGGGACAAGAATGGGCGCGAATTCATGATATCGATCCCGTGGGGAGACATTCCCGCACGTCCCTATCTCGGGGTCGGCGATGAGGACGCCGACTCCATCGTCGCCACCATCGAAGAGTATTTGGACAGTGCCGCCGGACAGTGATTTGCACCCCGCTTCAGGGCTAACAGGGCCAAATTTCTCTGAGAGCGGGGCCTGCAACCCGGCCTTTGTCCCGCAATGGCCTCTGAGCGCCTCATTAAATACCCCTTTAATACCCCCCTCGGGGATTTTGCGACCCAACCCCCGCCAGAGGTATGAGCGCACTCAGTGGGGCGTTCAGTGGCCTTGTGCATTCCGGGCTTGCCGCGCCCACCCCTCGGGCGCTACTCTGATCCAAGGCGGCCTCTGCACCAGGACCGCTTTCCCCTGAAGTCCTTCATCTGATCTGGCCCGTCGCCCCGGCTTAATGTCGGGTCATGACAAAACCGCTTCACATCTTCCGCGCTGGCCGCCACACCGCCCAATCCGGGCAGAGCCTCGACTTTTCCGAGGCCGAGGTTGAGGGCATCGCCGCCGCCTATGATCCCGCCCTCCATGAGGCCCCCATCGTCGTGGGCCATCCCCGCACCGATGCCCCGGCCTATGGCTGGGTCAAGAGCCTGCGCGCCGACGGCTCGGAGCTCTTTGCCGAGCCTGACCAGGTCGAACCCGCCTTCGCCGAGATGGTGCGCGCGGGCCGCTTCAAGCGCATTAGCGCCTGCTTCTATCCCCCCAAAGCCGCAGCAAACCCGAGCCCCGGCACCTACTACCTTAAGCATGTGGGCTTTCTGGGTGCCCAGCCCCCCGCCGTGAAAGGGCTGAAGGCCGCCGAGTTCGCCGAGGACGCCGAGGCCGTGACCCTAGAGATCGCCTTCTCAGAGGCGGAGGCCGACGCGCCTGCCGCCAGTTTCGCGGACGCCCTGAAAGGCGCGGTTTCCGCCGTCCTGTCCTGGGCACGCACGCCCGCAGGCCAAGACGCGCTCCGCCACGCCATCGACGTGCCCGAGGACGGACAAGCCCCCTTTGCAGAAACCCAAGAAGGAGAGACCGATATGTCCGGCAAGGACACGCCAACCCCCGAAGACCGCCAAGCCGCGCTCGACGCGCGCGAGGCCGAGATCGCCGCGAAAGAGGCGGCTTTCGCCGAGGCGCAGAGCACGACCCGCCGCGCCGAAGATGCCGCCCTCCTCGACGCCCTTGCCAAGGACGGGCGCATCGCGCCGGGCCTCAAGGACGAAATGGCCGCGTTTATGGAAAGCCTCGATGCGCAAGACGAGGTGGCCTTTGCCGAAGGCAAGAGCGCCAGCCCGCGCGACTGGTTCCGCGACCTGCTCTCCAAACAGACCAAGCCGCTGATCGAATTCGGCGAGCGGGCGAGCGGTGATGCCACGCCGCAGGTCAAGGGGTCGGACGATATCACCGCCGCCGCCAAGCGTCTGATCAAGGACGCCGAGGCGGAGGGCCGCACGCTGAGCTTCGCCGAGGCCGCACGCCACATCGAGGCAACCATGGAGAGCGACAATGGCTAATCCCGGACTGTTCATCAAATCCTACGCCGCCGAGGCGGCAGTGCCCGGTCGCCGGATCGTCAAATTCGGCGCGGCTGGCGGCGTCCTTGTGGCCGCCTCCGCGACCAATCTCGCGATTGGCATCTCGGACCAGCTCGACGCGAAACTTGGCGATCTTCAGGACGTGATCATGTCCGGCTCCGCCGAGCTTGAGCTTGCAGGCACGGTCGCTGCAGGTGCCCCTGTCACGTCAAATGCCGCAGGTTTGGGCGTCGCAGCCGCCGCCGGGGCCGGAAACGTCGCCGTCGGCTACGCGCTGCAGGCCGGTGTCGCTGGCGACATCATCGATGTGGCGATTGCCCGCCACTCCGTCACCTGATCCTCAAGGAGCGCTGATCAATGAGCACACCCACCCCCTTCGTCGTCGATCCGGTCCTGACCGCCATCGCCGTCAACTACCGCAACCCCGATATCTCGTTCATTGCTGACCAGGTGATGCCCCGCGTTCCGGTCATGGGCACGGATTTCAAATGGACCTATTTCCCGCCTGAACAGATGTTCACGGTGCCTGACACGGAAGTGGGCCGCAAAGGTCTGGTCCAACAGGTCGAGTTCACCGGCGAAGAGCGCACCTCCTCGGTCAAGGACTACGGTCTCGACGACGTGGTGCCGCAGCGCGACATCGATACTGCCCGCAGCCTGCGCGCCGCTGGCAACTCGGCCTTCGATCCCGAGGCCCGCGCGGTCGAAGGCGTCACGCATCTGATCCAGCTCGACCGCGAAAAGCGCGTCGCGGCCATGGTGCAGGACGCCGCAAACTATGACGCCGACAAGAAAGTGGTGCTGTCGGGCGCGGGCCAGTTCAGCGATCCCGCCTCCGACCCTATCGGCGTGATCTCTGCTGCCCTCGACGCCACCTTCATCATGCGCCCGAACGTGGCCGCAATGGGCCGCAAGGCCTGGACGGCGCTCTCAACCCATCCCGATATCCTGAAGGCCATCAACCGCACGTCGGGCGACAAGGGCCGCGCCAGCCGCGAGGCGGTGGCAGAGCTGTTCGAGCTGTCGGAAATCCTCGTGGGCGACAGCTACATCAACTCAGCCCGCAAAGGGCAAACGGCCGCTTTTGAGAAGGTCTGGGGCGGCAATATCGCCCTGATCCACCGCAACATGCAGGCAGGCCCCGACGGCACCGCCCCCGCATGGGGCTGGACCGCACAGTTCGATGGCCGCGTCTCGGGGCGCTTCTTCGACCCCAAGGTCGGTCTAAAAGGGGCCACCACGCTGCGCGTGGGCGAGCAGCTCCGCGAAGTCATCGCGGCCCCCGCCACCGGCTATCTGATCGAGGACGCAGCATGAGCTATCGCATCAAACGCACTGTGATCGCGGCCAAACGGCTGGAGATCGGCGACCAGGTAAACGCCAAGGATATCGGCACCGAGGCGCAGGTTGCGCGCCTCCTCGCCCTGGGCGCAATCGAAAAGGCCGGAGACGAGGCGGGAACCGTGACCCCACTCGAGATGGACGACGCACTGCGCGCGGCCTTGACCAATGCCATCAACGACCTGCCCGGCGACGCCTTCGACAAGAGCGGCAAGCCTAAGGTCAAGGCGTTGCAGGACGCAGCCCCCAGCATCGCCGACCGGATCACCGCAGCCGCGCGGGATACCGTCTGGGCTGAGATGCAGGCCGCCGCCAACGCGGCCACCTGAGAATACCCCCGAGGGGACGCCGCCTAGGATCAGGCGTGACAGCCGGGAGAGACCGGCACCCAAACAACGGACCCGGAGGCGGACATGCCCTATCTTTTGCCCAGCGACATGATCGACCGCTACGGCGAGGGGTTTCTCGCCCAAGTCACTGCGCGTGACACAATGCCCGGGGTGATCGACACGGCGGCGCTGCAGGTGGCCGTCGACGATGCCGTCTCCGTCGCCGAGAGCTATGTCGCGGGGCTTTATGATACGTCCAACCCACCGCGTGCGCTCACCATGCACGCCGCCGCGATTGCCTGGTATCGGCTTCTCGGCGCGCGGGCCGCTGCCTTTGACGGGGCCAAGGAAGGCTATGAGGACGCCGTCAGTTTTCTGCGGCAGGTGCGCAAGGGCGAGGCCTCGCTCGGCGACGAGACGCCCGGGGACACTGTGCGGGGCAACCCCCAGCTTCCGCAGATCAGCGCGCCGGAGGGCACCTTCAGCCGCGACAGCCTGAAAGGGTTTTGAAATGATCGGCGACGTCATCACCCGGATCGAGGCTGAGGTGCCCGAGCTTGCCGGTCGTGTCGACGGCGGGCGCGCCTTTGTCGATCTGATCCGCTCCAAGAAGCTGCCCGCGCAATCGGTCGCGGCCTACGTCTTTCCCTCCGGCATGCAGGGCGGGCGCGCCGATGCCGCGGCGGGCGTCTACAGCCAGATGCTGACCTATCGCACGAGCGTGGTGATCTTCGTGCAATCCTTTGACCGCACGGGGGCCACCGCCCTCGACAAGATCGACCAGTTCCTGATGCGCGTGATCCGCGCCTTGGCGGGCTGGGCACCGGGTGACGAGGTCGGCGTGCACCGTTTTGAGCGTGGCCAGCTCATCGAGAGCGGGGCCGGTCGCCTCGCCTATCAACTCGATTTCTCCATCGACGATCAACTGAGGATCATCTCATGACCAAACTTCCCACCTCCGGCGGATCCTACACCCGCGACGACAAGGGCGCGCTGAAACCTGCCGGGGCCAGCCCCAAGCCCACGTCCGCGCCCAAATCTGACAAGAAGGATGCCGACAAATGAGCCTGCTCTGGAGACGCAAAGTCCTGCTCGCGAAGCTGGAAACCACCTATGGAACGGACGCCACCCCTACTGGCGGCGACGCAATCCTCGCGACCGATGTGCGCCTGTCGCCGATGCAGGGTCAGGATCTCGACCGCAATCTCGACACGCCGCACGGCGGGCCCACCGGCACGATCCCGGTCGATCTGCACCGCACCATCTCGTTCAAGGTCGAACTGGCAGGCTCCGGCACCGCCGGAACCGCGCCCCGCTGGGGCCGCCTCCTGCGGGCCTGTGGCTGTGCCGAGACCGTGACGGCGGCGACGTCTGTGGTCTACAATCGGGTTTACTCGAACCTTGAGAGCGTCACGCTGCACCTCAATATCGGCGGCACGCTCTACGCCATGGTGGGGGTGCGCGGGACCGCCGCCTTTGACGTCTCGGCCTCGGGCATTCCCTATATCGAGTTCGAGTTCACCGCCCTCTACGTGGCCCCGGCCGACGTGGCGATCCCGACCCCAGATTTCACCGGCATTCCCGATCCGCTCGCGGCCTCGGATGCCAACACGCCCACCTTCACGATTGATGAGACGTCGCTTGTGATGCGGAGCTTCAAGCTCACCCTCGCCAATCGCGTCGAGGCGCAATTCCTGATCGGTGAGGAGGAAGTGCTACTCGACGGGCATGAGAACACCGTCGAGGCGCGGGTGCGTGCCGTGGCGCTGGCCACGTTCAACCCGTTCACCATGGCCGCCACCAAAGCCAAGGTCGCGCTCGAGATCGAGCACGGCAAGACGGCAGGCAACATCGTCAATATCGCCGCCCCGAATGCGCAGATGCAGCGTCCTGAAGGGCTTGAGGACGGTCAGGGTCGCAAGGAGTGGCCGCTGCGCCTTGTGCCGCTGCCCACCACCGCTACCGCTGCCGACCAGTGGACGATGACGCTCACCTGAGGGGCTTTAACGCGCCCTTCAACGCCACTTTGAAAGAGAGTTTACCCCATGTTCAAGATCGACCCGACCCCGGCCTTTACCCACCGCGTCGAGATCAAGGTGCCCACCGACGGGGGCCATGACTTGCAGGACCTGCAAGTCACGTTCCGCGTGCTGCCCGACGATGAAATCGAGGCTTTCGACATGCGCACCACACGCGGTGAGCGGGAATTTCTAGCGGCGGCCGTGGTGGGCTTTGACGACGTCGAAGACGAGAAGGGCAAGACGCTGCCCTACAGCCACAGCCTGCGCGACCGGCTGATCGGTCTGGCCTATGTCCGCGTCGCCCTGGTCAATGCCTATCACGCGGCGCTCATGGGGAAGCGGGTAAAAAACTGAAATGGGCCGGGCGGGCATGGGCGCGCGGCGACCTGATCGCTGATGACCAGGGCAGCGACCATGATGACGAGGCGGCGTTCTGGGGGATCGACCCGGGCCAGCTCACTCGCGATCCGTCCGGCTCTGGCACTGGCACTGGCATCTGGCCGCAAAACGTCCCGGTCGTTCGGGCCTTCCTCGCGGTCTGCAATCAATGGCGCACTGTCTCGGCCGGGCTGGCCGGTTTCCGGGTCGTGGGCCTCGACTACACCGCTGCACGGGCGGGCCTGCGCATGAGCGGGATACGGATCACGCCCCAACTTTGGGCCGAGGTACAGGTGATCGAAAGCGCGGCCGTGGCCGCGATGCGGGAGAGCTGACATGACATTGGTCGCACGGGCCGAAATCCTCATGGACGCCGACCAGGCGAAGGCGGAGCTGCAGGCAACCGGCACCGCCGCCAAAGGGGCCGCCCAAGACATTCGCGGCGTGGGCACCCAAGGGGCCAATGCAGCGCGCGGTGTGAAACAACTCGAGACCGCCGCGCGGACCTCGGCAACGGGCCTGACCGCTGCCAGTTCCGCTGCGAATGTCAACACTGCTGCAACTCAGAAAATGGCCTCGGCCAATCGCCTTGCCGCAGGCTCGATGGGCAACCTGGTGGCGCAGGGCAATGACGTCTTCGTCATGCTGGCAGCGGGGCAGAACCCGCTGACACTGGCTATCCAGCAGGGCACGCAGATCACTCAAGTCATAGGCCCGCTCGGGGCTGCAGGCGCGTTCCGGGCTTTGGGCGGCGCGGTTCTTGCGATGCTGAGCCCCATTAATCTGATCACCATCGGCGCGCTCGCGGCGACGGCTACCGTGGTCAACTGGTTCATGTCATCGTCAGAAGAGGCCGAGAGCTTCGCGGACAGCGTTGAAGCGCTCGAGACCCGCATCGACAGCCTGAAGGACAAGATCGCCGAGGCCTCTGCCACCCGGCTGGAGCTGGCCGACCGGTTTGGTGAAGGCTTCGTTGACCGCGCGCAGGACATTCTCGACCGCATCGTCGAGGCAGAAAAGCGCGCGGCACAGCGCGAGGCGGCGTCAAATATCGGCTCGTTTGTCGGCGAGACGGGCATAAACCCCTCGCGTGGCGTCGGATTTAACCGCCGTGCCATCGAAGACGAATTCGACTTCGGCGGCATTATCCGAGACCGAAGCGTATTTGACGAACAACGCAGGCTTGCGGAAGCCGTCGCAGAGGACCTGATCGCGCTGCAGGACGCCGCTGGCGGGACAATTGAACAGCAGCAAGGCGCCATTGAGGCGCTCATTCTAAGCTACACCGCCGCCGCCGAAGCGGTGGGGACAATATCCGAGGCAGAAGAAGCCCGACTTCTGACACTTGACCAGATGCGTATCCGCTTGGCCGAAGTCGCCGAGCTTCAATCGCAAAACCCTGAGGACAACCGCCAGTCCGAGGAAATGCTGACCTTCCTCGACCTGGTGACCAAAAGCACCGGCGAGCAGCTGAAGGCCGAGGCGGCGGCGCAGGCCATGCTTTTGACGCTGACCGAGCAGAATGCGGTCGCGGAGGCTATCGCCCGGACCGGCGCGGACAGCGTCGAAGTCTCGCGCCTACGCGCGCAGTTCGCCCTCAACGCCAAGCTGGAGGAGATCGCGGCTTCGGACGCAAGCGAGGCAACCAAGGAGGCACTGCGCGAGGCGGCTGAAGCTGCATTTGATCTGTCGACGGTAGATGTTTCCGGCGCGTTGAACGCCGCCGCAAATGAGGCAGCCCGCCTCTCGGCCGAGGTGCGCGGCGCTGTCGACGCAATGTTCGACCTGCAATCTCAAGGGCAGGCCCAGCTTGAGACCGCGCGTATCCGTGCCGAGTTCCGCGACGACCCTGTTGGACGTGCGGGGGCCTTGGCCGGTGCACGTTTTGACAGAGACACACAACCACTTCGCCGCGACGGCTTTGCGAACGCCGGGGAGGAAGCCTTTCTCAACAGCCAACGGCAAGCCGCCATCGAGCAGGCCCGCGAAATTGCGCGCCTCAACGAGCAGGCCCGACCCACGCGGTCCGGCAGCGGCGCGCGGGGCACATCGACCAACGAGACCCTGCGCGAACAGCAGGCCCTTGACCGGCTGATCGCATCCAAACAGCGCGAGATAGAGGCCCTGCGCGAAAGCGATCCGGTGCAGCGCGAGATGATCCGCTTGCGTGAACGCCTGACCGCCGCGACGCCAAAGCAACGTGCGGAGATCGAGGCTCTCGTCGAGGCCCATGAAAACGAGCGCGTCGCCATGGAGCGCAAGGAGGAATTCGGCAACGCCGTCGACGACGTGCTGCTCGAGGCCGAAAGCCTCCGGGACGTCTGGGAGGGGATCGGCGACATGATCATCCGCGCGGCCAAGGAAGCGCTCATCCTCGGCTCTGGCCCGCTGTCCGGTCTCTTTGGGGGCAGCGGCGGCGGCGGTCTCCTGAGCGGGATCTTCGGCGGCGGCGGGCTTGGCGATCTCTTTGACCTTTTCTCGGGAGGCTCGCTGCTCTCCTTCGCCAATGGCGGCCTGCCCGGCTTTGCCAGCGGCGGCGATCCTCTTGTCACCCGTCCCGGCCTCCTCTTGGGCGCAGGCACGGGCCGGGGCGACCGTATTCGCGCGATGGTGAGTGCCGGGGAATTCATCATGACGGCCGAGGCCACAGCGCGCAACCGCGCGGTGCTCGAGGCCATGAACGCAGGCGCGATCATTCCGGGCTTTGCCGGGGGCGGCCTGCCCCTGCCTGTGCAGGCTGCGGGCGCAGCGCCGGCAAGAGGTGGCGGCGCGGGCGCTTCGGCGGAGGGCATGACACGCCTGCGGATCGAGCCGTCGGACCTGTTCCGTGTCGTCGTCGAGGACCGCGCGCGGGACGTGGCCGTGGACGTAGTCGACAACTTTTCAAACGAGCAGCTGCCGCTCCGGGTCGAGACGATCCGGCGCGACCCGCTGGGGAGGGGATAATGGCGGTCCAGGTTTGGCCCATTCCGACGTCTGGATTTTTCGACCTCTTGGGGATCGAAGAGGCCACCTTTTATCTGCCGGGCGACAGCACAAGCTCTGTCACGGCCGGGGGCGAGGTCATCACCCATCGGCGAGGGGCACGGCTCTGGCAGGGCGAGGTCGTTCTGGGCAAGTCGGAGCCCGACGTGATCGCGGCGCAAGACGCGCTGATCGAGCACCTGCTCGAGCCGGGGGCGTCCTTTATGATCTATGACCGCCGTCAATTCGCGCCCCAAGACCCCGCCTATCCGGCAGGCATCAACTGGGCCGCGCAACCGGTCACGATCAAGAGCCTCGTGCCCGGCAACCGCGAACTGAGCCTGCAAGGCCTGCCGCCGAACTTCACCCTGCGGCGCGGGCAGAAAATCGGGTTTCAGTATCTGACGAGCCCCGTCCGATATAACGTCCACCGCATTCTCAATGCGACCGTCACGGCGGATAGCACCGGGGCGACTGCCCGGTTCGAGGTGTCCCCCTTCCTGCGACCCGGCGTCGTGGTCGGGGCCTCAGTGGTCGTTGATCGCCCGCAGGCGCGGGCAAAACTACTCAGCTTCAAACCGGGACCGGGGCGCTCGCGCCGCACCGAGGGCGGCAGCTTCACCTGGCAACAGACGCTGGGGGGCGGCGTATGAGCTTTGATCTCGCGCAGACAGATCAGTTGGCCGAGCGCAGCGGCACGGATGCGCATATCCTCGTGTTGATCGAGCCACGCGACCGGGTCACGGGCGAGATCGTCCAGATGGGGCTCTGGACAGGGGACGATCACCAGACCTTTAGCGTCGACGGCGAAACCCATCTCTTTCTGGGCGCGGGCAATGTGATCGAGGTGCCGCCGATCCGCGCCGGGATTGGCCTTGAGGTACGCCGCAACCGGGTCATCCTGCCGCCAATGACGGATGCCGCAAAGCTCGCCTTGCAGGTCTATCAGGCCTCACAGGCGCGGGTGCGGGTCTGGTCACAGCCGATGGATATCTACACCGGCGCGCCGTTGGGCACGCCACAGCGCGTCATCAAGGGATGGTTAGAGACGGCACCGGAGACGCTGGGCAAGCTCGGCGATCAGTCGCGCACGGAGCTGGTGATTTCCTCGGCCGCGCGGCGGCTTACGTTTCGCCAGCCTCTCTTCAAATCTGACGCGGCACAACGGTTGCGCGACCCGGCCGACAGGTTCCGCGAATATGCCGCCAGCATCGCCGACCGCCCGATCCCATGGGGTCAGGAAACGGTCGTGACCGAGATCCCGCCAGCGCCACCGCCCTTGAACGTGGACGGAGACAACCGGCGATGACGGGACGCGTGCATCTTCTGCGGCAATTCCTCGACGCCCGGCGCGCGGTAGCATTCCGGCCGAGCCTGTCCGACTGCGCAATGTTCGCGGCCGACTGGATCGCCGTGCTGACCGGGCAGGATCCGGCCGCACGGTGGCGCGGGCGCTATCGCAGCATTGAGGAGGGTCGCACGCTTCTAGCCGCCGACGGGTTCGCGTCGCCCGCCGAGGTTCTGGCACCGATCCTGTTGCCGGGCGCAGGCTGGATGCAGGCGCAGACCGGCGACGTGGCCGTGCTGATCGAGGCAGGCGAGGAGGTCATGGGCATCATCGGTGGCGGTCATATTCACGCACTGCGTCCCGGTCGCGGCCTTGGCGCTGCCCCACTAAATCGCGCCATCCGGATTTATCGGCCATGAGACTGTTTGCTTGGATAGCGGCACTCGTGCTCGCCTCGACGGCACCCGCTTCGGCCGGGCCGCTGGCCGCCGCCGCCGCCGCCATCTTTGCCGGGATCACGGTCAAAGCCGTCGCGCTCTTTGCCCTGCGGCTATTCGCATCGGTCGGGCTAAGCCTGTTGCAACAGCGCCGAGCCCGGCGCGGGCGCAACACCGCCTTCGGGCTGCAGGTGACCGCGACCACGCGCGGCGAGCTGGAGAGCGAGACCACAATCGTCGGCCTCTACGCCACCAAAGGGCATCTGATCTATCACAACAGCCACGGCCCCAATAACAAATACTACCAGACCGTCATCGAGCTGGGCGGCCTGCCCGGGGCCACCTTCAGCCGCTTGATGGTGGACGGCGTCTATTCCGAGTTGGGGACAGAGGAACATCCCGACTACGGCTTTCCAGTCCTCGCCAAGCGCGACCTTGGCGTCGATTATGCATGGATCAAGGTCTACGACGGCACCCAGACCGGCGCAGATCCGACACTCGTCGCCAAATATGCCGAGGACCCCGAGACGCCCTGGACAGAGGCACATATCGGGCACGGCATCCCCTACGCGATCCTGACGATGGAAGTGAGCTCCAAGGTCTGGCCCAATGGAGCGCCGGAGCAGCGCTATGAGGAGAACGGCATCCCGTTCTACGATCCCCGCCTCGATAGCACGGTCGGCGGCACAGGCCTGCACCGCTGGGACGATCCAACGACATGGGGGCCGACACGCAATCCTATCGTGAAGACCTACAACATCCTGCGCGGCCTGTCGCTCCATGACGGCTCGATCTGGGGCGGCGAGGCCGACGCAGAGGATCTGCCGCTTTGGAACTGGGTGCCGGGCATGAACGCCTGCGACGTGGACGTGGACGGGCGGCCTCAGTACCAGTCCGGCTATGAGATCAAATTCGCCGAGGACACGTCCGGAGATGTGATCAACGAATTGCTCGCCGCCTGCAACGGCCAGATCGCGGAGTTCGGGGGCTTCTGGTATATTCAGGTCGGCGCACCCGACATCGCCGTGGCCGCGATCACGGACGACGATCTTCTGGTGACGGACGCCGCCACCAAAGACCCGTTTCCCGAACTGCTTGAGATCTTCAACCGGGTCACCGCCAAATATGTCTCGCCCGGCGCGCTCTGGAACGGCGTGCCCCTCGATCAGATCCGCAATCCCGACTGGGAGGCAGAGGACGGTATCGTGCGGAATTTCGAGCTGGACCTTCCGGCCGTGTTTAACCCGGGACAGGCCGGGCAACTGGCCGAGGACACGCTGCGCGACCATCGCCGCTGGCGGCGTCACGCCTGGCCACTGCCGCCCGACTATGCCGGTCTGCGCCCCCTCAATACTGTGGTCGTCACCAGCGCCTGGAACGACTACGACGCCAAGCTCTTCGAGGTCACGGAGATCGTGCTCGATCTGCACCGGTTGACCATTGTCACCTCGCTACGCGAGCGCGACCCGGATGATTTCGAGATCGACCCGGCGTATGAGATCCCCGACCGCGCCTCTATCCTGCCCCGCCCAATCCCTACAGACGCAGGCCTGCCCTTTTTCGACGCCGACGCGCGCATTGTCACCAATCAGGCAGGCACCCGTGCGCATGCGGCCGTCGACGTCTTCTGGGATGCCTCCGGGATCGCCGAGACTATCAAGGGCATCGCCATTGAATGCCAAAAGCGCGAGACCGAGGAGGAGGTCTGGAGCGGCACCGTGCTCGATGTCGAGCGTGGCGCAATGACCATCCAGCCCGTGCCGCCACTCACGAACCTGCGCGTGCGCGCCAAAGCGCTTTCTGACAATCGCCGAGGCACATGGACTGCATGGATCTGGGTGACCACTGACGACGTGCGTATCCAGCGGGCTGATTTTGCTGCCGGTATCGAACCCGTCACGATTGTCGAGGGCACGCTCCCAACGGTCAAGCTGACCGAGGCGATCATGTTTGAGAGCAAGCTCTATCGTTGGAGCGGCACGGCCTATGTCGCCACGGTGCCTGCCGTTGATGTCACTGGGCAGTTGACCGATGCGCAGATCGCGGCCTTGGCGGCGGCAAAACTGACCGGGCAGATACAGACACCGCAGATCGCGACCGGCGCAGTCACGGACGCCAAAATTGCGGGGCTTGCTGCCTCGAAAGTTACGGGTCAGTTAACCAACGCGCAGCTTGCCGCCATCGCAGCCGCAAAGGTGACGGGGCAAATCACCGGTACGCAAATCACGGACGGCGCGATTTCGACACCCAAGATCGCTGTGGGTGCCGTGACCGCCTCGCAGATCGCAGCAGACACGATCACAGCCGCCAAGATCGCATCCGGCACGATTACAGCAACTGAGATTGCATCGGGCACCATTACCTCTGCCAAGATCGCGGCAGGCACGATCCAAGGATCCAACATCGCCGCAAACACGATCACCGCGTCACAGATAGCGGCCAGCACCATCACTGCCTCTGAGATTGCGACGGGTGCTGTTACAGCGGTCAAGATCGCCGCCGCGACAATCACGGGTGATAAGATTGCGGGCACGACGATCACCGGTGACAAGATCGCCGGCAATACGATTACTGCGGCCAAGATCGCCTCGGGAACTGTCACCGCCGCTGAGATCGCGGCGGGCACCATCACAGGCGACAAGATTTCCGCCAACACGATAACGAGCGCACTGATCGCGACGGCTGCGATCAACGCCGGGCAAATCGCTACGAATGCAATCACAACGGCCAAGATCAACGGACGCGCTGTCACTGAGCCGTCCACGTTCTTCGAGAACTACGGCGGCGGCACCAAGACGCCCGCGACAGCCACGGCATGGAACAACGCGACGTCTTTCATTGTGAACGTGCCGGATAGTGGCTCGCTTCTGATGATTGACTGCCATGTGAATTGGCTGCTGAACGGCGGGCCAACTGCTGGGTCGTGGGGGCTGCGTCTGCTGCTGAGCGGGTCGCCCTTTGACTCTCAGGGTGGTGCACATTTTCAGGAGCTTGTTCCGTTTCGGCGAACAATCTCAGTGGGGACTGGCAATCAGACAATCACGCTGGAATGCCAGCGCGGCTCGGGTGTGCCCTTCCTGATCCAGAACGTCCATTCCGTCGCCACGATCCTCAAGAGGTAACGCATGACCGTCAGCGCCAACATCTATAACCCGGCCACGGGTCAGATCACGGGCCACGTTGAGGCATCGGCAAGCACCATTGCCGCCAATGTCACGCCTGAGCGGGGCCTGTTTGTCGGTGCGCTGGCAGACACTGCGACACACTACATTGCGTCGGACCCGCTGCGCATCGAGGCGCGCCCGACGATCACGCCGCCTGCCACCACGCAAGACACCGGCTGGGTTTATGACCTGTCCCTGCTACCCGTCGGGAGCGCGGTAACAGTGCGCAACGAAGTGGGCGACGAGCTCGTCATCATGAACCTGTCGGAGCCTCTGACGCTGGTCGATGCAGGCGTGTACGCCCTCGCCGTCGCCCCGCCGTTTCCGTGGGTCGGGTTTGATGCAGAGGTGGAGGTAAGCGATGCCTGAGTTCCGCCAAAATACACCCCGCGCACAGGCCATCCGCGCCGCCCAAATCAAGGCGGACTGCAGGACCCTCATCCTCTCCGTGGCCGACTTGGAAACACAGAGCAACATCGCCCAGGCGGGCATCCTGTTCTCGACAGCCACCATCAACGGCGCGGCGCGCGCCGACGCGCTGGCACTCGCAGGCCTCATCGAGGGCGACCAGGAGCGCGCCGTTGCATGGACCGCGTGGCGCAAGGCGATGCAGGCGGAGAGCCGTCGCGCCATCGAGGACGGGGATGCACCCGTCTGGCCAGACGTACCAACCGGGGTCGCGGAATTCGCGGCCCGACACTGAAACCACGAACACCCAAACCAAAAGGAAACTGACATGTCGACCTTCTCCACCTACCTCGAAGCCGCCCTGCTCAATCACGTTTTTCGCAACACCCCGCTGCCCAGCCCCGAGGCGGTGTATCTGGCGCTCTTTACGGCCGCGCCCACTGACGCAGGCGGCGGCACTGAAGTGACCGGCAGCGGCTATGCCCGCGCGGCCGTGACCTTTGCCGCGCCCGCTGCCGATCCGGAGGATGGCACCCGACAGGCGGTGCTCAACGGCCCGGACGTCGTGTTTTCCTCGACCCACGATCCGGTGCAGAGCGTTGTTGCCGTCGCCTATTACGATGCGGCGACAGGGGGCAATTTTCTGAGCTGGTCGGCAATCCCCCCCGCCGATCTGGGCGTGGGCGCGGAGATCAAGTTCCCGGCGTCGAAACTCAAGGAATTCCTTTCCTGATGAACCGCGTCGCCTATGAGAGCAACGGCGGCCCGGTGGTGGATGGCGTTCGCGCCATCCACGCCTGGAACGCGGCTCTCATGGCGGCAATCGACCTGCTCGAAAAATACGAGCGCCCGAATGTGAGCCTCAAGACCTTAAGTTCGGACACGTTCGACGCGGGGCGGATGGATCTCGCGGCCTCACTCAAGCGGGATCTCCGCGCTCTCAAGCTGTGACATCACGTAAGGAAGCCCAAAGATGGCGCTGATCACCACGAATCTTAAAGCTCAGTTCGAGACAACCAACACGGTTGTCTCCCCGACGCTGTGGGTGGACGAAGTCGCCGGGATTGAGCTAGTCCAAGAACACCTTATGACTGCGCCAGTGTTGCGGACAGGCGAAGAGGGAACACCTACTGGAGCGAGTTATTTTCAGTTTGTCGGTAGCATTGACGGACTTGGGAATGACACCTTATACGACCACGATCTGCCAGACGGGGCGGAGCCTCGTACGATGTACATCGTTGCCCGTTATCCTAACCAAGTGAACGCCGGTAACTTCAACGGCGTGATGTATGGCAATCCCTCTACGCGCCAGGCATTCGGTATGGTGATGAGCGGCACTGAAAAAGTGCTCACCGACTTCTGGGCGGCCAGCTATGCGTCGGTCGATAGTTTCAACGATGACCTTTGGCATGTGCTAGCGGTCACTTTTGACGGGGAAGATGTTGAAGGGTTCATCGACAACGTGAACCTGATGGGCGGCACCCCGGCCACGCTCAACACGGTACTGGAACGCCTCTATATCAATTACAAACTCAGCAACAACAGCGGTGCCTTCATGGATTGTGCCGCTGTTTTGATCTATGCCGGGGCGCATAATCCGGCGCAGTTGGCTGAGACGAACGCCTATCTTCGCAACAAGTATATCGAGGAAATCCCTAGTGGCGGTGGGACGGTTGTTTCTGAGCGCGCCGCATCGAGTGGCGGCACCTCGGGTCTGAACGCCGCTCCTGTCTCCGTGCTCTCACGAACCGCATCGAACGGCGGCACATCGGGAGCTACGGCGGCCCCCGTTATCGTGCAGGGCCGCGCTGCGACCTCCGGCGGAACATCTGGTGCCGACGCGGCAGCCACTCTCGTCTCGGGTCGCGCTGGCGCATCCGGCGGCACCTCTGGCGCGTCTGCAAGCCCTGTCCGGATCGCCACGCGCAGCGCACCGGGCGGCGGCGCGTCGGGCTCGCCTGCGGCCCCTGTGCAGGTCGCGCTGCGCGGGGCATCAAGCGGCGGCGCGTCGGGATCCGAGGCCTTGCCCCAGGCGGGCACTCAAACAAGCCGCGGCGCCACGTCAGGAGGCGCATCTGGGTCTGAGGCTATGGCGGTCCGTGTGCAGACGCGCAGCGCCTCCAGCGGCGGGGTCTCTGGCACCGGGGCCATGGCCGTGCATGTCAGCGTCAAGGCGGCGGCGTCAGGAGGGCTGTCAGGGGCAGAGGCCATACCCGCCGCAGTCACACTGCGCGCGGCCAACGCTGGCGGTGTGTCCGGCCTCACAGCCGAACCCACGCTGATCGCGGCCCGGTCTGCGGTCTCGGGAGGCACATCCGGGTCAGAGGCCGCACCCGCTGACACAAGCCGGGTGGTGGATTTCAGGGCAACGGCGCTCTGGGATGAACCACGCTTTACCGCTCTTTGGGATGAGCCACGTTTTGTGGCCGAATGGAGAGACTGATGGACGAGATGAAGACCTTCGAGAAAAACACCTATTCCGCCGTCATCACCTTTCTCAGGAAGGACAGCACCGCGCCCGATCTCAGCGGGGCCGCTGTAGAGGCATGGGCGCTCGGCGCTGGCCCCACCATCCCCTTGGGGGTGAGTGTCCTGGACGGCATGGCCGGCGTGGTGCGCGTGTTCTGGCCTGCGGAGACATTTGCGGCGGGGCTCTACGAGGTCCAGCTGCGCGCCTCGAAAGGCGGCAAGACGGAAACCTATGCGGCGCGCCTGACAGTCGCCCGGTCGATCTGAAGACATCCCCCAATGTGTGGGGATTACCCGGTGGCCGTGAGCGGCCGCCCTACAGGAGGCCCCGAGCGTGCTGGAGGGCACGCCCGGGCACGCGGGGCCAGTCACCAAACATACCCCCGCCGACCAGAAACACCTCATGGCCGCTCCCTGCCCCAAGGGGGCGGCGGGACTATGAGGCGATTCGATTTGGAAGGTCTAGAACTGCGTTGCTGCGCATGCAGCCGTTTGCTATTTAAATATCAGAGAGGGGCGCAAATATCCGGCGTCTCGATCAAATGCCCGCGCTGCCGGGCGATGAATATCCTGAGGCCAAGAGCCCTTCCCCAAACGCGCGATGCGCAGAGAGAAGGAGCCAAACTTGACCAGATCGACCACACTCCCGAAACCTGAGCTGCCGCCCGGTGCGCCGGGCCTGCCCAAAGGCGTCCGCTACCGGCGGCAATATGGCGTCATCGTCCTCCTCGAGGACGAGGTGGCTCAAATCAACGCCTTCGGCCGGTTGCGCCGCCAAGGCTTCAAATGCCGCGTGGTGGTCACATGAAGCTCGCCATCCACCACGCCAGCCCCATCCCGGATACCTACCGCGCCGCCCGGGTCTCCAGCCTCTTCAACGTCGAGGGCGACGCGGATTTCCGCATCGAGGTCGAGGCCGATCTGGCAGCACAGCCCTGGCAGATAGGCCTCATCGTCGGCCCCTCTGGCAGCGGGAAATCCTCGCTCGCCCGCGAAGCCTTCGGAGCGGAGCTTGACCCGCGCCCGTGGCCCGAGGGCGCGCTGATCGACGCGATTGACCCCGAGGGCGAATTCGACGCCGTCGCGGCCGCCCTCTCCGCCGTGGGCCTCGGCACGGTGCCCAGCTGGCTGCGCCCCTATCCCCACCTCTCCACCGGCGAGCAGTTCCGGGCCGAGCTCGCGCGCATTCTGGCCGAGCGGCCGAGCTTTGCCATTCTCGACGAGTTCACCTCGACCATTGACCGGCGCGTGGCCCAGATCGGGGCGGCAGCCTTTGCCAAGGCATGGCGGCGGGGCTCTGGCCAGTTCGTCGCCGTCACCTGTCACGAGGACGTCGTGTCCTGGTTGCAGCCCGATTGGGTGATCGACACCCGCCGGGCCGAGTTTCGCTGGAGGCGTCTTCGACGGGCACCCCGCATTGCCATGGACATTCACCAGACAGACGGCTCCTTCTGGCCCGCCTTTGAGCCGCATCACTACCTGAAGCTGCCCCGCATGATCGCGGCCAATTACTACGTGGGCTTCGTCGACGGCGCACCGGTGGCGCATCTGGCCGTCTCGACCCGGCCGGGGCTGGTCGAAGGCCGCGCCTGCCGCCTTGTCGTCATGCCTGAGTGGCAGGGCGCGGGGCTGGGGCTGCGCTTTCTCAACGAGGTTTGCGCGCTCTGGCGGCGCGGCGTGAACCGCTACGACAAACCGATGCCGATGCTGTTTCACACCTCGCATCCCGGCCTCGCCGCCGCCCTGCGCCGCGATCCCCTCTGGGCACAGGTTTCGGCCATCCTCTATGCCGAGGCCAAGGAACGCAGCATGAAGACCCTCGCCGCCGCCCGGGCACGCAAAGGCCTCAAACCCGCCGGGAGCGGCTACGGCGGGCATTTCCGCGCGGTGCAGGGCTTTCGGTATGTCGAGTGAGGGGGGTGTTAAAGGGGCGTTGAAACAGCCCCTCATGTTCCTTCCCAATGATCGGTGTCAGGCGGTAGCCGATCGAGATCAAACTCCCAGCTAGCCGACGCAGCACGAGCAGGAAGGGCGGAAAGCGGAAGTTCGCTATGGGTGCGAGGCCTGAAAACCATAGTTTCTAGGCGGATATTCATTTGGCCAATCTCTTATGCCTTCGTGTTGGGCCAGCGATTGGCCCTCGACTTGGACTTGATGAGCAATCAGTCGCGACGTTTTTCTGATGTGCAACGGTCAAATTTGGTTTAGGGTCCCCCGAAAAGGCAGCGGCGAATTCGACCAATGTACACAGATAGAACTCGCGACCACCACAAGGATGCGGCGATTGCTCGCCTTTTTTCGGCCGGCGTTGTTAGAGAACTTGCTGAAAAAGGCAGCTCTGCCAAGTTTAGCTCGTTGGTAAATCAAGCTGAACTATTCGAACTTCAAGAAGTTCGCACCGTCGGTGACGCGTTTGACTTTGGCTTCGCTCAATTACGCCGAAGTGGCCTCCGAAATGAATACATTTATCAGTCGGCTATAGTTCAAAACGTGCTCTTAGGTAAACATTCCCTGAAAACAGCCAGTATGGTGAGAGAGTTTCGAACTGGAGCTAGCAGAGCGGATGTTGTCATATTGAACGGCACATCTACAGTCTATGAGGTTAAATCCGAACGTGACAGTCTCCAGAGACTTGAGAAACAACTAGAAGACTACGCCGATATATTTGCTCGTACGTATGTAATTGCTTCAGAACGTCACATCAACGCGATAAAAGAGCTCGCGCCGCTTCACGTAGGCGTTATGTATCTGAAAAGATGGAATAGCATAAGCACAGTTAGAGAAGCCGTCGATCGGCCAGACGAAGTTAAACCACTCAGCATTCTGGGGGCTCTTCGAAGAACTGAGGCAATTCGTATTCTCAAACACATAGGCAAGCCTGTACCTTCCGTGCCAAACACTCAGATGTTTAGCGCGCTTTCAGAACTCTACGAACGCCTTGATCCAAGAGAAGTCCATGACGCAATGGTTCAGGTGCTCAGGCAGAGCCGAACACAACATTCTTTCCAGAGACTCGTCGAAGATCTACCTTTATCGTTGCATGCCGCCGCATTGATGTACAACTTAAGGCTAAGTGACGGGGCAAAACTGGTGCAAGCCATTAAAACTCCAATCGAACAATCAATATTTTGGAGTTAGGATGTTAAATGTACTTTCCATACTTTCGCGGTAAGCAATTTGAGCTCATCACTATTCGAGATACCGCAGAATTGCTGGCGAAGGCTGGTTTCATACCCATAATTGAACCCGTAAAAGAAGCACTGAAGGGGTTGACCCGTGCGCTTGACGCGGTTTGTGAAAGCGGTGGGCATGCGATCGTAATAGTGAATCCTCAACATGGAAGCTTAGCTGGAAATGGAGCCGCAATATCGACTTTTCTCAAGGAAGGCTATCTTGAGACCGACAACGTAAGCGCTGGCATCTTATTGACGGATACGATGACGGTAATAGATGCCATGACGCTTTTTGAAGCTCATACAAATCATAGGCCGTATTTTATTCACTCGGGCTTTCTGCAGGAAAACGGCCTCGCAGAAAAACTTGGGGACGAGCTCAGTCATACACGACATGTCTTCATCGAACAGGCTAGCCCTGTATTATACCGAAAGAAGTTCAGCAGTGCTTCTCGAGTGCTGCTTCGGGATGGATTCAACAAACAGCGGAATGCTAGTTATCCTGCTGTTGAGCTTTTTTCAGATTTGCATGTAACATTTAATTCCGAGTTGGGTTTGAATGGTTTTGGAGACTTCCTAACTGTCGGGGATGACTATAGTGAGACAGGTGGACCTGCTTATGCCGTCGCCATTCACATGACGTTCATTGATCCAGACAAAGACGATCAGATGTACGTGCGCCATTTTGTGTCAGATTCAAATAGCACTCCAACGGATCCTGCTGGAAAGTTCGCAGAAGCGCTCTCTAAGCTGGTCACGAAGTTCAATCACGGAACATCAAACCTGTTTCATGGTAAGGCTTTATCTGAGTTCCTAGAGTTGCATGCAAAACAACACTTTCCAGGGCTGGGTCAGGTTAAAAAACTTTCGATGATCCATCACATTGAGACACTGGCAGACTATTTTTCTGAGGCGAATTGATGCCAAATAAATGCTGCCCAAACTGTTTTGGGGACCGTGGACTCGAAAAACACCTGTTTCAATTTCTGGCTACAGAATTGGCGAAAGGGGATTGTAATTATTGCGGAGACCCTTCGGACAAACTTGTTGAACCGTCGGAGCTTTCTGATGTTTTTGAGCTGCTAGTCGAATCTTATGAAGAAGCTGAAGGCGGTGTAAGTCTTGTGGCAAACTTCAAAAAGGACTGGGGGCTTTTCTCTCATGCCAAAATGGACGAAGCACACGCCAAAGAACTACTTTCCGATATTTTAGATGATGGAGAGATCGTTCGAAAGTCGTTTAGACCCTTGACCGCGCCGGATGACTCTAAGGTCGGTGATTGGCTTGAACTTCGTCAAGAACTTCGCTTCAAGAATAGGTATTTTCTAGACGAAAAAATTAAGGAAGAACGGTTGAAGCTTTTGCTCGAGTTCTTGCTTTCAGCACCGCTAGAAAAGATCTGGTTTCGAGCCAGGATCTCGCCTGATAATCAGCCTTTCGATGCCCAATCGATGGGAGCGCCACCAAAAGGTTCCGCTTCCCACGGAAGAGCCAACCCCGCAGGCATTCCGTATCTCTATCTTGCATCTGATGAGAACACAGCGATTTCGGAAATACGCCCTCATACGGGTGAATTCGCGACCGTTGCAGAATTTGAGCTGCGTGAAGGACTTACAATCGTCGATTTACGATCACCTAAGACACTCGTCTCTCCTTTTATCTGTGGATCTTCCGATGAGATTGTTCAGCTTAGGGCAGACTTGCCGTTCCTAGAAAGTCTGGGCCACGAACTCACTCGTCCGGTGCTGCCCCGCAGCGCCGCAACTGACTACGTTCCAAGTCAATATCTCTGCGAGTTTATAAAGAAAAAAGGATTTGACGGTGTACTTTATACGAGTTCTGTGGGGACGGGAAAGAACTTGGCCCTCTTCGATACCGAAGCGGCAAATTGCATACGAGTATCCGTTTTTAGTGTCGCTAGCGTTGCAGTCACCGCTCATGAGTTTCGCACACAGGTTCGCCCGTTGGAGCGCGTTGAAAATTAGAAATAGATCTGGGGCGCGATAGGCTCGGTTTTACACTCTCGGCGAATGTCCGGTGTGACGTTCCGGGTCGCAGCATCTGGGTTGATCGACGAACGGTCGCTTTGGGCCGGACGTCACAGTCACCAATTTCTAAAAACCCCGTTGCTGTAAACTTCACTGTAATTCACTGCAAACTTCGCTGTCACGCTACAACAGTTGTAGGGTTACACTCTAGTTTACAGTCATGCCGGAAGACCCAGAATGAGGCGGGATGAAGCCGGATAGGTCAATGAAATAAGGCATATTTCTGCGCGGACGCGGGGCTGCGGTTGGCATGGGTGAAGTTTGCAGTAAAGTGCGAGAAGCGGGCGAAAACGGCGATGTTGGCGTTTTCGGGGCCACTGCGAACTGCGAAGCGCAAAATGTGCGAAACCCTATTGAAATATGGTTCAAACGGCTCTGAGAGGGGTGTTTAAGGGGGCATTTAACGGCCCCCGGCACGTCCGGAACTGGGACCAAGTCCGCCCAGTTCTAATTTGCCGTCCCACTTCCATGTTTCCGCTAATGAAATCAAATACATAGAGATTTCTGAAGTAGGATAAACGGAGAATAGAAGTGGGACGGTTTTTCTAGGCCTAAGGAACGCTAAAAGGTAGGTTCTTCAACGCGCATGAAGCTCACCGCGTTCACACGACCCGGCCCAGTCTGACGCAAATCCGTCGATCACTTCACGATAGACATCAGTTGGCATCGTGCCTCCCTTAACCATTATGGGGCGGCCATAGGCATCGCGGATAATCCGTTCATAAACTGAACGCTGCGACGCAGTACGAAAAACACTTGGGCTGGTGTATTCTTGTAAAGTCTCTTCGAGAGACACCAGCCCGTACTGGCTACTACCGATTGCAACGCGGGCCACGAGAAATACAAGTTGGCAGTCGCCCTCATAGTCTTGATGGCTAACTTGCGCCGACGCAGAGTACGGGGCGGCGGCCACAAACATCGCCGTAAGAGCGGCACGGCATAGAAGCGTTCGCACGTTGAAACCTCCAAGTTTATCGTTGTGGCCTACCACGCATGTGCCGGTCAGGCAATGTCGCCCAGGATACGACTTAGGGATCAACGGAATTGTGCAGGCGGGTTTTAAGCAGTTGCCGGATGTCCGGCAGCAGAGCCTCTAGCTCGTCGCCGTCCTCGGGATTTTCCATGCGCGAGAGCAGCTCGTTGTAGAACCATACGCCTTCCTTAAAATGCGTATCGCTAGGAAGGTCGAGGCCGAGATCGGCGTAGACCTTGCGGACTTCCGTTCCGCAGATCATCAGGATCATCGGATCGAGGCGCGCGCGCGTTGGCGGTGGCGGTTCGGCGGCGACGGGGTCGCCTTCGCCATAGAGAATGTAATCGGCTCGCAGGCCAAAGCGCCCTTGCAGCCGGATCAGGAAGTTGCGCGACGGTTCGCTCCGTCCGGCTTCGATATCACCAATATATCCTTGGCTCACCTCCATCGTAGAACCAAGGGCGCGTTGGGACAGCCCCTGCTTCTTTCTCCAGAGCGCAAGCCTTTTACCGGGATCCGCTGACATTCTGATAAAACCTATTGACATGAACGTATTTCACGTTCAAAACTAAGCTTGAACGTGAAATACGGTCATTTTGTGACCTACTAGGGAAAAAGCATATGACAGAAAAAGTCACAACAATCCAGCCGGGACCCGTCTTCTATGACGTGTTCCTAGGGTATCTGCGGGTGATCGGCACCAACCTGAAGGATTGGTGCGTGCCGCATGGGGTGACGCCGACCAATGCCAAGAGCGCTGCCACCGGCGGATGGAACGGGACCAAGGCCCGCGCCCTGCGCCAAAAGATGCTTGACGAGGTGGGCGAGGAGACCTTTGCGCGGCTCTATGCCGACCGCATGCGGCGGGAGGACGCCGCATGAGCGGTATCAAGCTAGGCCGTGGCATGCGTGGGCGACTACGCGAAGTGCGCGACCCCGAACGCAACCTTCCTCCGGGCAGCGGCCTTGCTATCGCTATGATGCTCGCGTTCGTCTTCTGGGCCGTGGTCGCTTTCGGCCTGTCCTATGGGGTGCTGAGCCGAGACGCCGCCCCTGAAACACCCCCTTCAACACAGGATTAATGCGATGCGGATTTCCGATCTGATCCCCGACGCGGGCCAGTTGCAGGCCGAGATCGCGGCCATCCCGCAAGTGCAGCGTGTGGCGCTGGCCTTGCAGCTGGTACGCGACATCGACGAGCCCTGCTGTGCGCTGCCGTTGATGCGCCTGAGCCGCTTGGCAGAGGATCATCACCTGTCGATCCGCAAGGAAGCGTTCATGCGGGAAAATGACCTGCGGAGGGTGCATCGTTGAAACCCCTGTTCAAACCCGTTTCCAAGATCCGCGCGCGTGCTGGCCTGTGCGCTGCGCGGTACCTGCGCCCCGGCTGTGCCCAGTCTGCTTGCTCCGGCCGGGGTGCTTTTTCTGTCATCGGCGATGTGGTGGGAGTGCTGGCGCTGTTCGTCCTGCTCTTCGGCGTCGCGTGCTTTGGAGGGTGATCGCATGAGCCTGCATGTTCAAAAAACGGGCCGCGGCTACGCCGTTTTCGACGGCAAGGAGCGCGTGTCCGGCACGTTCAGCAACCGCGATATCGCCCTGCGCGCCCAAGACCGGATGGACGTCGAGGCGGTTAAGTCACAGCACGCCCGCAACCGTCCTTGCCTCACCTGCGGCACCGAGTTCTGGTCGACGGGGCTGGGGCACCGCATGTGTGGCAACTGCCGTTCCGGTTGCGCCGGGCTCGATGCTCAGATGCTGGGCTGCTGATGCACCACGCGCCGCTCACCTCGCCCCGCCTGCAACGGGTTCTGGCCGTCCTCAAGGACGGTCGCCCGCATACCACGCGCGAGATCGTGCGCCGGGCGCATGTGGTGGCGGTGAACAGTTGCATTTCTGAACTGCGCGCGAACGGGGCGGAAATCCTCTGCACCCGCGAACGGAAAGGCGACCGGCTGATCTGCCGGTACACAATGACGAAGGCCCCAGAATGACCAAAACAGACAAATTGCACAAATTTGACAATCTCGCTCAGCTTGCCTTGGAAAAGGCCAATGCGATCAGGTTCGTTGCGCGCCAGCTGGCGAACGGGGACCCCTTGTACATGGCCCTCCCAGACGTGCCGGTTTTCCTGATCAAGAGCGATATCGAAGCGCTTAAGGGGATACTAGAGGCCCTCGAAAAGGCGCTCGACAATGAGTGAAATGCGCCTGATCGAGACACGGGAGATGGCTGTTGCTGAAATCGTCATAGAGGACCGGCTGCGTCCTGTAGACGAGGTTGGTATCTCGGCCATCCTCATGACAATCGACGAAGGTGGCTCTACCACCGATCCGATTGATGTGCGCCGCGTACGACGCAAAGGCACCGTAGTCTATCGCCTTATTGACGGCGCGCATCGGATTGAGGTCGCAAAGCGGCTCGGGAACGTCACGATCCTTGCGTCTGTCTACGACGGGACGGACGCCGATGCCCGCCTTATGGAGATCGAGCGCAATCTGGCCCGTGCTGAGATGAAGCCGATAGATCGCGCGGTCTTTCTGCTGGAGTACAAAGAGGCGTACGAAAAGAAGCACCCCGAAGCCCGCGCGGCGATTGGTGAGGCTCTTGTTGCCAAGCGGTGGGATACGACGGGCACGATGCCCGTCGTATCTTTCGCCGTGAAAGTCGGGCAAATGACGGGACAGGATGAGAGCACGGTTCGGCGTCAGATCAGGGCTGTGAAGGCTCTGGAGGCGGATGAAGTTCGTGCAATCCAGTTGGCACCCCAATACCTCGGATACAAGGATATAGCAGAAATCGGCAAGATTTCTGATCCTGGAGAACGTAGCGAAGTCATGAAGGCGCTCTCTTCCGGGGAGGCAAAGACAGTCAACGCTGCCCGTAAGGCTTACCGTGTTGCACGGGGCGAAGCCCCGGCCCCGGCAAGTCCCAAGGACGCAACCCTGTCACGCCTCTTGGACGCATGGGACCGCGCGGGCAAGCGCGAGCGCATGGCGTTTCTGGAGGAGCGCGGCGCGGAGGTTGCGACGCTGTTCGGGGAACTTGACCAAGGGGATGCAGCATGACAGGCCCGGCCCCTGCGCAGGAATGGTGGAGCGCGGCAGAGCTGGCGGAGGCCGGGCTTCCGGATCTCCCGAGCACAAAGCGCAAGATCAACGAACTGGCACAGCGTGATGGCTGGGCGCGACACGCGGGGAAGGCCCGGCGGCGCAAGGGGGTAGGCGGCGGCATCGAATATCACTGGAGCGTTCTGCCATTGCGCGCCCGCATGCGGCTAAGTTCCAGCCTGGTCAAAACCGCACCCGTTCAGCAGGGGCAAGACGCGGCATGGGATCGATATGCGGCGGCGGGTGACAAGGCCCGCGCTGAAGCCGAGGCGCGGCTGGCAGCCATCGCCGAGGTCGAGTTACTGGAAGGGGCCGGGCTGACACGGTCGGCGGCGGTGCGGGAGGTCGCACGCAAGTCGGGACGCGCCGAGAAATCGCTCTGGAATTATCTCTCGCACATCGAGGGCGTCGCACGCGCCGACCGGCTGGCCTATCTGATCGACGGGCGGGCGTTGCGGCGGGCACAAGGATCCCGACTGGATACAGACCCGGCCTTTCTGGCGCTCGTGCGCAGTGACTGGCTGCGCCCGTCCCAGCCCTCTCTCACAAGCTGCTATGACCGTGCAGTGCGCGTCTGGACGTCCGAGCGACGCAACAGTGTCGTGCCGCCGCTGCATCAGGTGCGGCGCTGGCTCAAGTCCAGCGTATCGGCCCCCACTGAAATCTACTTGCGCAGGGGCGAAGAGGCATTGCGCCGCCTCTATCCCGCGCAGGTCCGCAGCAAGGCATTCATGACCCCGCTCGAATGCGTGCAGGGCGACTATCACAAGTTCGACGTCTTCGTGGACTGGCCCGGCTACGACAAGCCCGTGCGCCCGCAGATGATGGTCTGGTCGGACGTCTATTCCGGCAAACTCTTGGCGTGGCGACTATCCCCGACGGCCAACAGCCACACCGTGCAGCTGGTGACCGGCGATCTGATCCGGACCTATGGCATCCCGCAGTCGGTTCTGATCGACAACGGCCGGGAATTCGCCGCCAAGGCGATGACGGGCGGCACGCCGACCCGGTTTCGGTTCAAGATCACCGACGAAGATATCCCCGGCCTCCTTCCGCTCCTAGGTGTCGAAATCCATTGGGCCACGCCCTATTCGGGGCAATCCAAGCCCATCGAGCGCGCGTTTCGCGATCTCTGCGACCGGGTGGCCAAGCACCCGGCCTTTGACGGGGCCTATACCGGCAACAGACCGGAAGCCAAACCGGAGGACTATGGCTCCCGCGCCGTCCCGCTCGACGAGTTCCGCCTCGTATTGGAGGATGAGCTCGAGCATCACAACGCCCGGCCCGGGCGGCGCAGTGAAGTGGCCATGGGACGCTCGTTCAATGAGGTGTTCAACGCGGGCTATGCCAAGGCGACAGTCAAGCGCGCGACGGACGAACAGCTGCGCATGTGGCTCCTGCGCGCCGAGGGCGTGCGGGCCAAGACCGGAAACGGCGCGCTGAAGCTCTATGACACGGAATACTGGTCAGAGTGGATGTACCGGATCGCAGGCGAAAAGGTGGTTGCGCGGTTCGACGCGGATGATTTGGGAGCCGGGCTCGAGGTCTATGATCTCACGGGCCGCTATTTGGGCCATGCCGCCTGTCTCGAGGCCGCCAAATTCATCGACGTCGAAGCCGCACGCGACCATGCGCGCAAGCGCGGGGCGTGGGCGAAGGCACAGAAGGCCGAGGCCAAGGCTGCGCGCGAGTTGACGGCAGCCGAGGTGGCAGCGCGGGTGCGTGCGGCCTCTGGCCTCGCAGCCAGTGAACCCTTGCCAGAAGCGCAAGTTCATCAGCTGGTGACGCCGCACGCCGCCGCACCCAAGCGGCGTCGGCGCGCTCAAAGTGCCGAGGAGGTCGAGCATCTGGCCGAGATCGAGGCCCGCGTGATGCGGCTTGAGGAGCACCGCGTGCGGCCCGCCGAGCCCGCCGACGACGATCCCGAAATCATGTTCGCCCGCGCCCGCGTCCTTGAGCGCGCACAGGCGGACGGAGAGGCGCTGACACAGGCGCAGGCCGACTGGCTGGCCGACTATCAGCAGAGTTCAGACTATCGCGCCAAACTACGCATGGCGCGTCTCTTTGGCACCCAAGAATAAGAAGAAAAGGAGAGCAGAATGACACCCTCTATTGCGCCCCTGCGGAATGTCGCGGCGCTGATTGGCCTGGTCGAACGAGTTCAGACCCGCGCCTTTGGTCTGCCCGGCATGGCCACGTTCTACGGCCCCTCCGGCTGGGGCAAGACTACCGCCGTGACGGTCGCGGCCAACGAGTATCAGGCCCATGTTGTCCAGGTCAAAGACTGCTGGACACCGACGTATTTCGCGCAGGCAGTTTTGCGGGAGATTGGCCTTACGCCGGTGCGCGGCGTGCCCGCGATGGTGGACGCCATCGGCGCGCAGCTCGCCCGGACCGACCGGCCGCTCATCATCGATGACGCGCAATATCTCCTGCGCAAGCGGATGATCGAGCTTGCCCGCGACATCTACGAGAGCAGTCAGGCCCCGATTATTCTGGTCGGTGAGGAAAAGTTGCCGCAGGATTTGACCCGCTGGGAGAACATTCACAACCGGCAACTTGCATGGGAGCCCGCTCTTGCCTGCAATATCAGCGACGCGCAGAAGCTGGCCTCGATCTATGCGGCCGGCATCGACGTCGCGGACGATCTTCTGACCTCCATCGTTGACGCCTCGGGCGGCTCGATCCGTCGCGTGGCGATCAACCTCGCACGTGCCAAGGAACTCGCCCACGGGCGGGGTCGCCGGTTGGCGGATCTTGATCTATGGGGCAACCGGGTCTTCGAGACAGGCCAGCCTCCGGCAGTACGTCGCGTCGATGATTTCCGCCCGGCGGCGGCGCGTGGTCCGGATACGGTCGTGCCGCTTGGGCCGGGCGGAAAGGCGGTGCGCGCATGAGCGACCTCTTTGCGCAGATGTGGGCAGAGGTGAAAGGCCTCGAGGAGTTCGACTGGGCCGAGGTGGCCCGGCGCGGGTGCAGCCGCGAGACCGCCGTCCGCTATATCCGCCACTGGATGGACGCAGGCCAGATCCGCGTGACGCGGATCGCGCGTAATGGCAAGCGCTGGTATGCCCCGGCCCATATGCCCCAGCCCGGCCCACAGCCGGTTACAGGCGAGGCCACGCCCGAGGGCAACATGTGGCGGGCCATGCGCCATCTGCGCCATTTCAACCCGACCGATGTGGCGGCCCATGCCAATGCCGGGGGCGTCGAGGTCACTGTCGAGAAGGCCCGTGCCTATTGCCGCCAGCTACTGGCCTCCAACCACCTGAAGGTACGCCAGACGGCCATCCCCGGCCGTCGTGAGGCGCTCTACCAGATAATCGAGGATACTGGCCCACGTGCCCCCAAGCCCGTGCGATTGGCGGGCATCCTTGATCCCAACACGGGCGATTTCAGCCCGGCGAAAGGCGGTGCGGCATGAGCGCGCTGGACACCGCCCGCGAGTTCTGGGGCGAGGCCTTGCCCGACTGGGTGGCCGCTCTGGCCGAGGCCTGCGACCGGGATAGCCAGAACAAGGTGGCGCGGCGGATGGAGCGCAGTGCGTCGCTGGTCTCGAGCATCCTGCGCAACCGCTATCAGGCGGATACGAGCCTCGTTGAGGATCTCGTGCGCGGGCATTTCATGAAGGCGACCGTTGCCTGCCCCGTCCAGGGCGAAATCGGGCTACAGGTCTGCCGCAAATGGCGCGGCAAGGCGCGTCATTTCGAGAACGTCAACTCGCAGACCGTCACTATGTACCGCGCCTGCAACCGGTGCCCGGTCCACATGGGGGACGACGATGCAGAAGCATAGCCTCCTTCTTCCGGCGATGCTGGACATGGCGCGGCGTGGCAAGCGCCCCTGCGAGATCGCCGAGTTGACCGGCATGTCCCCCAATGCCGTCTCGTGTCGACTGAGCTACTGGCGCAAGCGCGGCGTGAACGTGGCACCCGCCCGTTCCGGCCCCCTGCCCGCACGCCGCAAGATTTGCGCCACGGGCGTGGCCGAGGATTTGCGCGACCTGCTCAAGGTGCACGCCGATCTGCGCGGCGTGACCGTGGGCGTGCTGGCGCGCGACATCCTCGACCGCGCCGCACGCGACAATCTGATCGACGCCGTTCTCGACGACAAGGAGACCGACGCATGAACGCCCCCGAACTCAACCGCTGGAGCCCCGACGAGATGCTGCGCCTTGCAGCCTCGGGAGTGGCCAAGGTGGACCTGCTTGGCCCGCGCGGCAGTACGCTCTGCTCGATGGACGAGATCGCCGCCATGGCCGCCGTCTGCGCGCTCCACGGCGTGGGTCCAAGCCTCCTTTCAACACCCCCTTCAACAGGAGAGTAAAATGTCTGAATTCACCCCCCGCCCGGTGCCGTCGGGCATCATCGAGGAGAACGGCCGCCGCAAGATGGTCGACGCCAAGGGCCGCGAGGTGCCGCTCGATCTCGTGCGCGCGCAAGACCAGCTGATGGATGAGCAGGTGCGCAAGATCGCCGGATATGCGCTGGCGCTGAGTGACCAGCTCAAGCGCTTCAAGGAGCACACCTTCGACGACATCTCGGACTTCGAGGCGATCCTCGCGCAAGAGTACGATACGACCGTGGGCGGGGCCAAAGGCAACAAGACGCTGTCCACCTATGACGGGCTCTATCAGGTGCAGGTGCAGGTACAGGACCGCGTTGACTTCGGCCCCGAGTTGCAGATCGCCAAGGGCCTGATCGACGAATGCCTCAATGAGTGGGCCGCCGACAGCCGCCCGGAAATTCAGGCCATCGTGACGCGCGCCTTCAACACCGACAAGGAAGGCCAGATCAACCGCGCCGAGATCTTCATGCTGCTGCGCCTCGACATCGCCGATGCCCGCTGGAACCGGGCGATGGACGCCATCCGCGACGCCATGCGCGTGGTTGGCAAGGCCACCTATGTGCGCGTGAAGCACCGCCCCAACACCGAAGCGCCATGGCAGACCGTGGTTCTCGATCTGGCGAAGGTGTGAGGGTATGAGCGCCGTTCTAATCATTGTGGCTGGGGTCGTCTTTCATCTGCTGGCGCTGATGGTCGCCGCATTGTGCGGCCAGCAGCTTGACAAGGGCGAGTTAGATAAGGCGAAGGCGACCTCCATTGCCGCGCCATTTTTCAGCCTGCTGGGCACGGCACTCGTCGTCTTGGCTCTTCAGTCGAGGTTCTGAGAGATGGACGACACCGTCAACAAGCTGCTTGCGGCAGCGGAACAAACCTCCAGCGCGTCCTTCGATTTGATCGAGGCCGCGCGCGAGGGCAAGATTTGCCCGGTCGGGAATATCAGGGGCGGCGACACCCTCGCGATTTTGGCCGACGCGATGCGGCTCCTGATCGAGGTGATGCCCGGCGAGGATGAAGACCGCGACCAGTTGCTCGGCGCGGTCACCCGTTACTTGGAGAGTTCGCTATGAGCCGTCCGAGCTATGAGCCTTTTACCGAGGAATGCCGCAACCCGGGCAGGGACGACAATTGGACCTGCCCGGGTTGCTATCACGATTTGGGAGACGTCAGCTGGGGCACCCATACCTGCCCTGAGTGCGAGCGCCGGATCGTGTGTTCAATCGAGGTGGAACCGGTCTGCGTCGCGACGTTGGCCAGCACAATAGAGGAATGAGCAATGACTTCTCAGGATGATAACTATCGGGTGACTGCAGAAGAGCTGCGCCAGTTCATCGAACGGTGGGAGCAGCTTGAATCTGAGAAGAAGGACCTCACGGAGCATCAAAAGGAGCTGATGGCAGAGGCCAAAGGGCGCGGTTACGACACCGCCGTGATGCGCAAGATCATCGCCCTGCGCAAGCGTGACATCAACGACGTCGCCGAGGAACAGGCGGTTCTCGAGATGTACGCGCAAGCGCTCGGGATGACACTGGCATGAACCGCGCGCTGCAACAGCTGATCTTCGTGGCCTGCCGCCAGTTGGGCCTCGACGACGAAGCCCGCCGCGACTTGCAGGTCAGCGTCACCGGCAAGGCGTCTTTGCGCGACATGAACGACGGCGAGTTGAAGCTGATCGTCAACCGGCTGAAGCAGGCCGGGTTCGAGGATCGTCCCCGCAACCCGCGCCACAAGCCCGCACCGCGTGCCGATCTGCGCATGATCCACGTCCTCTGGCGCAAGCTCGGACAGTCCGGCGCGCTGCGCGACCCCTCCCGCGCCGGGCTCAACAAGTTCATCCGGGCGCGGTTCGGGAGCGTCTGGGGATCGGTCCCGGCTGATGTCGACATGCTGCGCGCGTGGGAACAGATCGACGCCGTCATTCAGGCCCTCAAAACGTGGGGCCAGCGGCAGAACATCGACTTCGATTGGGAGGACCACCGCCGGTGAAAAAGCCACGCCACCCCGCCTCTGTCCATGCCGTGATCCGCTATCTCGAGCGGGTCAAAGGCGTGGATATCGACGCGCTCCGCCGCGAGATCGGGCGCGTTGTGGAGGAGGGCCTCGAGGCCGGTGCCTGCGGCGTGATCAGTGGCGGGTTCGTCTACAGGATCGAGGGCGGTTGCGTTGTGACCGTCACACGGCAGAACACGCCGCCTCCGGGGCGGCGGCGCAGGAAGGTGCCCCATGGAGAATGAACCTCTCTGGGTCGACGAGATGCGCGCCGATCTGGGCGATGCCCCGGTCGAGCGTTTCTTGCTCCGTGCAGGCGGCATGCGCCTCTATGTGCCCGGGACGCCAAAGACCAAAAGCCAGCTGACGGCGCTCGGAGGGCCGGATATTGCCAGATGGATTTCCGACCGCTACGCTGGTGACTACGTGGACGTGCCCTCCATCCGGGCGCAGACCCGAGACGGTCTGAGACAGGCCCTGCGCGACGCCCCGGACACGCCGGTCAATGAACTGGCCAACCGTTTCGGCGTGACCGCCCGCCGTGTTTTGCAGGTCAAGGCGGAGTTGGCACAGGAGGAAGAGCCCCCTCTTCTGGCCGTCATGCGAAGGGCTTCATCTGAATAAGCAGCGGCACCCCCTTTATCCTGACGGGAAAGGGGGCACCCATGCAAACAGTCCGAACCATTGCCGAAGAGATTGTCGCCCGTGAGGGCGGCTATGTGAATGACCCCGCCGACCCCGGCGGGGCGACCAATTTTGGCGTCACGATCCACACCATGCGCAGCCTCGGCCTTGATCTCGACCGGGACGGCGACGTGGACGTGGCCGATGTGCGCCTCATGACCCACGCCCGCGCCGTCGATATCTTCATCGAGCATTACTTCGTGCGGCCGCGCATCGCGGACCTTCCCGAAGTGCTGCACGCAAGCGTCTTCGACATGCAGGTCAATGCCGGGTCCAACGCCGTGAAAATCCTGCAGCGCCTTGCAACGGAGATGGGCTTTGCGGCGACGGCGGATGGCGCAATCGGTCCGGCCACCCTGCGCGCGGTGCGCGCCGCTCATGACGCGGCCCCAGATCACATCGCAGACGCCTACGCTGTCGCGCGGCGCAATTACTATTTCCGCCTCGCCGATGCGCGGCCCGCAAGCCGCAAGTTCGCGCGCTCCCGCGCTGGCGGCAAAGGCGGCTGGATCAGGCGCGCCGAGGAATTCATGTCGGCGCGCTACCGGATGACGGACGCGCAATTCAAGCAAAGGACAGCATCATGGGGTTAATCCGATTTCTGGGCGCGCTGTTTGGCGGCGGCCGCAATGTCATCGCCGAGACGGCAGAAGTTTTTAGGCCCAATGCCGAAAAGGCGGACGCAAGGGAGGCGTCGTTTCAGCAGGCGGCGCTGAGCCAGATGGCGGCCGAGTTCACCGGCGGACAAGGCGCGTGGGGCCAGTTTGTAGACGGTCTGAACCGCCTGCCGCGCCCGGCCATGGCCTTTGGCTGCATTTTTCTCTTCTGGTCTGCCATGTCGGACCCGATCTGGTTTGCGGAGCGGATGACCGGCCTCGCCCTTGTGCCCGAACCGCTCTGGGCGCTGATGGGGGCCATTGTTGCCTTCTACTTCGGCGCGCGCGAGCTTCACAAGTTCCGGGGTGTCTCGATGCAGAAGGAAGCCGCCAGGATCATCACGCAGGCACCTAAGGTGGCGAGCAACATCGCCCAATTGCGGGCGCTGCGTCACGATAGTCCTGGAGCAGCCGATACCGGTCCAGATGCTGAAGTCGCGTTGGCTTCAATCGAAGTGACGGACAATCCGGCAATTGATGACTGGAAGCGCGCGGCATGATGGATTGGGATATCTTCTGGAAGGCGACCGGCGTCATTTTCCCGATGCTGGTAGCTTTCTACACCTTCGTCGCCACGCGCCGCAAAGATCTCGACAAGGACCTGAAGGACGGGCGCGACCGCATGGACAGGCACGAAAGCCGGATCTCGCGGATTGAGCAGACGATCTCCAGCATGCCGGGCCGGGATGACATGCACGCGCTGCAGCTCGAACTGGTCAAGCAGACCGGAGCAATGGAGAAAATGGCAGCCGTGATGGAAGGCAACGCAAAAATCACTGAGCGGCTGGAGATCATCGTCACACGCCACGAACAACACCTGCTCGATGGAGGCAAGAAGTGAGCGATTATCAGACAACCCTCCGCAAGCACCGCCGTCTGGCGATCCTGCGGCATCTCGAGCAGGTCTCGGGCTACACCGCCAACGCCTCGATCCTGCGCGACGTCCTGAACGGCGTGGGTGTCGGTTCCACCTTCGACCAGGTCACGACTGAGCTGGCCTGGCTGCAGGAAGTCGGCATGGTGACGATGATCGATCACGGCGACTTTGTCATTGCCGAGGCGACCCGGCGCGGCATCGAGGTTGCGCGCGGTGAGGCGCCGCATCCGGACGTTCAGCGCCCAAGCGCGCGGAGGCTCTGACATGCCCCCGCCTCGCAAGGTCGAACTCTTGCCGCCGGAGCTACGCGCGCGGCTCCACGGCTGGTGGAAGGAAAAGGGCTTTCACGGCTACGAGGAGCTGACGGATGAGCTCAATTTCTGGCTGGAGGAAGAAGGCCTCGAGCTGCGCATCGGCAAGAGCGCCCTGCATGCCTACGGGCAGGAGTACGAGCAGTTCGTCAAGCTCCAGGACGAAGCCGGAGCCTGGGCACAACAATGGCTGGCCGACAATGACCTATCGGAAGAGGCCGACCGCCACCGCGTCCTCTTCCAGATGATGACCAGCGTCGCCTTCAAGGTGCTCAAATCGCAGATGGGCAAGGAGGGCGAGGACATCGACCCGCGCGAGCTGCATTTCCTCGGCAAGATGATGAAGGACATCATGTCGAGCGCCGGGATCCGCGAGCAGCTCTTGGTCAAGGAACGCGCCCGCATCGCCGCCGAGGAGCGGGCGAACGCCGTCGAGGCGCTGGACAGCGCCCGCGATGAGCTGGGGCTCTCGAGCGACGTCATCGGCAAGCTGCGCCGGGAGTTTCTGGGGGTGCGCGGTGGATGAATTGATACCGACAGCACTGGATGACCTCGCGGGAATACCGAACAAGGATCTGTCGACCGGTGGGAAAGTGATGGTGGGTGACCACAACTGGCGTCGCGCCCCATTGTCCCACCGCGTGCGAATATTTCTGTTCGGGCGCAGGGAGCGCATCACGCATCTGGGCGTGCACTGCACCATCGCGTGGTGGCGGGAGCAGCCCTATCTGATCTGGATTGCCGAGGCGCGTCCATGATCCGCGCCATTGAATTCCCCAACCCGGCTGAGTTCCGCCGCCAAAAACTGCCGGGCAGTTTCCACATCGATCTGACCCAAGGCGGCCCGGACGGCGCGGCCCTCTGGTTTTACTGCCCCTGCGGCTGCGACGGTCCGTCCCGGATCATTATCGGCCTGCGCGGCAAGCCCGCGTCTACCCCGAGCTGGGATTGGAACGGGTCCATGTCCGAGCCGACGCTCACGCCGTCGGTCAATCAACTGCGTTGCGGCTGGCACGGCTGGCTGCGCGACGGCTACTGGGAGGTTGCATAATGTCTGAACTGGTTTTCATCTGGGCTGTTTATCTGCTGGCGCAATTCGCCGACGTGGCGTCCACGCGCGCCGCCCTGCGCGGCGGGCTGGTCGAGGCCAACCCGCTCATGGCCCGCCTCATGGGCCTGACGGGCAATTGGTGGGCCGTCAAGCTCGGCGTGGCACTCGCTGCTGGCATTCTGCTGACGTGGCTGGGTCAAGAGCGCTGGATCATGCTGCTCGCCGCGATCACCGGCGGCGTGGCCGTGAACAACTGGCGGCTGGTCCGCAAGCATCGGGAGCGGCGCTGATGGCCACACCCGCCCAAATCGCCAACGACATGGCCGCGCATGCCAAATACTGGGCCGGGCGTGATTGTAACATAGAGCGCGTTTGCCGCGACGCGGCGTGGGTGATCCGTTCGATGCTGGAGGGACCAAAGGTAGACGGCCGCACGTACGGCGGCGTTCATCGGCGGCTCTTGAGATTGGAAATGGGTCCGGGCTGGAGGGTCAAAGGCTATCCGGACCTTGTCCGTGCAAGGCTTTGTATAGAACGCCTGCGCCGGGAGGCGCGTTGTTGATGGCCTATCGATGGAAAAGACCGGACGGCAAAACCGGCAGCTGGGTTTCGACGGAGGATGCCGCAATTCAGGACGCGGTGCAGAAGAAAAGCTCAGGTCCGGGCCTCAAGGTTACGTTCGACCTTACCATTGCTCGGCTGCTCTTCAAATCGCTCGCCCGCAACGGTTGGAGTATAGAGGAGGGTAACCCGTGACAGCCCCCGTCCTCACCCGCGACCCGGACGCGCTCCCCGAGGAGTTGCCGCGCGGCTCGGAAATCCCCGAGAGCCTCGATCCGCTGGCCGACGGCATCCTGATGGCGCATCAACGCTCCTGGTTGGCCGACGAGAGCGACCTCAAGGTTTGCGAGAAGGGCCGCCGCACCGGCATCACCTTTGCCGAGATGCTGGGCTGTGCGCTCATTGCCGCCGCCGCGCGCGGCGCGGGCGGGCAGAACTGCTTTTACATCGGCGACACCAAGGACAAGGGCCGCGAGGCCATTGGCTATGTGGCGCATTTCGCGCGGGTGATTGCCGGGGCGGCCCACCCCATCGAGGAGTTTCTCTTCGAGGATCAACAGCCCGATGGCACCACCAAGTTCATCAACGCCTACCGGGTGCGCTTTGCCTCCGGGTTCCGGGTTGAGGCGCTGAGTTCCAACCCGGCCAACATCCGGGGTCTTCAGGGCACCGTGGTGATCGACGAGGCGGCCTTCCACAAGGATGTGCGCGAGGTGATCGACGCCGTCAACGCGATGCTGATCTGGGGCGGCAAGGTCCGGATCATCTCGACCCACAACGGCTATCTTAACGCCTTCAACGAACTGATCCGCGAAGCGCGCTCCGGCAAGAACGGCTTCAAGGTGCATCGCTACACCTTCGGCGATGCCGTCACCAACGGGCTTTATAAGCGCGTCTGCATGATGCAGGGCAAGGTCTGGGGTGCCGCGGCCGAAGCGGACTGGGAGAGCACCATCCGCCGCTCCTACGGCGCGCGCGAGGCCGCCATGCGTCAGGAGCTCGATGCGGAGCCCGCCGAGATGCAGGGCGCGGCCCTCACCCGCGTGCAGATCGAGGCTTGCATGGCGCAGGGCATCCCGTTCCATCGCTGGACGCAGCCCGACAGCTTCAAAAACGCCGATGAGGCCGTGCGCAAGGCCGCCGCTTTAACATGGTGTAGAACCCACCTTGAACCGGTGCTTGAAACCCTCGATCGCACCCGGCCGCATTTCATGGGCGAGGACTTTGCGCGCTCGGGCGACGCGACCGACATCATCATCCTCGAACAGGGCGTCGATCTCACCCGGCGCACCAAGCTCATCGTCGAGCTGCGCAATATCCCCTTTGACCAGCAGCGCGACGTGCTCTTCTGGCTGCTCGACCGCCTGCCCAACTTCCAAAAAGGGGCGATGGACCGCACCGGCAATGGCGCCTACCTCGCCGAGGTCGCAGCCCAACGCTATGGGTCGCGCATTGTCGAGGTGGCTTTCACGCGGCAATGGTACGAGCTCGAGATGCCTCCCTATATCGAGGCCTTCTCGGATCGCACCATCGTGCTGCCCGCCCATGAGGACGTGCTGCGCGATCACCAGGCGCTGCAATACACGGGCGGCATCATCCGCGTGCCGGAGAACTTTCGCTTCAAAGGCTCGGACGGTCTCGACCGCCACGGCGACAGCGCCATCGCGAGCGCGCTCGCCTGGTACGCCAGCAATCAGGACGTGGTGCCGATGGAATATCAATCGACCGGGCGGCGCGCCACGTCCGGTGCGGATGACTTCACAGGCACCATGGGTGGCCGACGCATGGGCTTTGCCCGGGGCGGCGGCGGTTTGGATTTCGGAGGGTTCGGAGATGGCTAGGAAGACCAGCACGATGCGACTGCGGTCAGTGCGGATGCGCAACCCGATGGAGCTTTCGGGCATCCAGAACGGTCGTGACATCACCCGGCCGTGGATCGGCCCGCTGCTCGAGCCGACCGATCCGATCCTGCGCACGCGCGGCGGCGGCAGCTTTGATATCTACAAACCGATCCTGACCGATCCGCAGGTCAAATCGGTGATGACGCAGCGCATCTCGGCCGTGACCAGCCGGGAATGGGAAGTGGTGCCGGGCGAGGACACGGTGGCAGGCAAACGCGCGGCCGACTGGCTGCGGGACGAGCTTTCGGCCATGAAGTTCGACCGCCTGACCGAGAAGATGCTCTGGGGGCTCTTCTATGGGTATTCCGTCGCCGAGCAGATGTATCGGCGCGACGGGCAAATCTGGGGCTGGGAGGAGATCCGCGTGCGCGACCGTGTCAGGTTTCGCTTTGACGAGGACTGCGGCTTGCGCCTGCTGACCATGTCGAACATGCTTATGGGCGAGGAGATGCCGCCCGAGAAGTTCTGGGTCTTCTCGACCGGGGCGGATCACGACGACGAGCCCTATGGCCTCGGCCTCGCGCATTGGCTCTATTGGCCGGTCTGGTTCAAACGCAACGGCCTCAAGCTCTGGCTGATCGCCCTCGACAAGTTCGGCATGCCGACCGGACGGGGCAAGTATCCGGCGCAAGCCACAGAAGAGGAGAAGAAGACGCTGCTCGAGGCCGTAATGGCAATCCGCTCCGAGGCGGGGATCATCATTCCCGAAGGCATGGATATCGATCTGCTGTCGGCACCGTCAGGGTCCAGTTCACTCGATTACCAGAAGCTGCACGACGCGATGGACGCCGCCATCTCGAAGATCGTTCTGTCGCAAACCATGACGACGGACGACGGCTCCAGCCGCTCTCAGGCCGAGGTGCATGACGGCGTCGGTGATGCCGTTAAGAAGTCCGATGCGGATCTGGTCTGTCAATCCTTCAACGAGGGACCGGTGGCGCAGCTCTCCGCGTTCAACTTCCCGGGCGTTGTGCCCCCAAAGGTGTGGCGCAAGATGGAGGACCCGGAAGACACCACCGCCGCCGTGGACCGCGACGAGAAGCTGCATCGCATGGGCTGGCGCATGTCCGAGGACCGCGTACAGGAGACCTATGGCGATGGGTATGAGCGTGCCGCACCTCCGGACACCCCCCCGCCGGGTGAGGAGGCCGCACCGGAGGCCGGTTTCGCCGAGCATCGCCACGATAGCGCACTCGATGCGCTTGCGGCCGAGATTATCGCCGAGGGACATGCCGAGGCGGCCGTCGAGCCGCTATTCGCAGATATCGCGTCCCTTCTGGGCAGCATCGCACCGGGCACCACGCTTGAGGCGCTGCGCGCCCGTATCGACGCCTTGGCGGCCGCACCGAGCGACGGACAAGCGATGACTGACCTCTTGACTGAGGCCAGTTTCGCCGCGCGTCTGGCGGGTGAGCTGGGGGCCGTGGTGGATGACAGCGAGGCGGCGGACGGGTCGGACACCCTGCCCGGCTCCGTGGCCCCATGATCGACCTGCAGCGCCTGCGCCCCGAGGATGCGCTGTCCTTCTTTCGCTCCAAGGGCCTCGCCCCGCCCGATGCGCGGTTCGATTTCCGCGACGTCTGGCGCAATGAGCACGCGAGCAATTTCGTTGTCGCCAAGGCGATGCGGACTGACGTGCTCGAGACGATCCGGGGCGCGCTCGACCGTGCGCTGGCCAACGGCGGCACGCTGGGCAGCTTCATGGATGACCTCGAGCCCGAGTTGAAACGGCTCGGCTGGTGGGGCAGCGGCACGGAGCGCGACCCCCTGACCGGCGAGTTGAAGAACGTCCGGCTTGACTCGCCGCGCCGCCTGCGGGTGATCTTCGACGCCAATATGCGCGCGGCCCATGCTGCGGGCAAATGGGCGCGCATTCAGCGCACCAAGGCGGCCTTCCCCTTCCTGCGCTACGTCCAGATCCAGCGCGACACCAAGCGCGAGGACCACGCGCGCTATCACGACCTGATCCTGCCCGTCGATCACCCGGCATGGCTTCGCATCTTTCCCCCCAACGGCTGGCGGTGCGGCTGCACCGTTCAGCAACTCTCGCAGGGCATGCTAGAGCGGCGCGGCCTCAAGGTGACAGAGGATTTCGAGCTGGAGGAGCGCGGGGTGCTGAACCGTCGCACCGGTGAGATCGAACCCACGGCACTCGGGGTCGATCCCGCGTGGGATGGCAACCCGGGTCAGGCGTGGCTTGACCTCGGGGCGCGCCACGCAGGCGTATCGGCCGGGCTTTCCGCCCCGGCGGCGGCGACCGAGCTTGGCTTTGTCATGCGCGCCCGGCTCATGGGCCTGGGCGATGGGCGGGAGCATCTTGGCGCATTCGATCTGAGGACCGGCGAGGAAATCGACTGGAGCGTGGGCAAGCCGAAGCGCGTCAAACTGACCCCCTCCATAATCCAGCGGCTGGAGAGCGGCACGGCCGTCGGCCTCGTGCACAATCACCCCAGTTCCGCGCCGCTCAGCCCGGATGACATGGCGGTTATGTTCCAGCGCCAAGTTCGATCAATCATCGCCGTTGGTCACGACGGCTCACTCTACCGGGCACAGATGCTGAGACTTAGCCGTGGCGACATGCGCGAGCTTTCGGAGGTGGCGGCAGAACTCATTGACGAGTTGGCCCCGGCCTTGACCAATACAGAGCGCGACCATGCGGTGCGCCTCGCGGTCCTCGACGTCTTGCAGTCTCAGGGCCTGATCTTATATCAAGAGAGCCTTGGCGCGCAGTCGCGAGCAATCCGGCAGCGCATAGAAGAGTCCGCCCGGGGTGTTGCCGCTGCCATTGTCAGGGCCATGAACGGAGATCCGTGATGCGAACGTTGCTGGTTGAGCCGCCCGACGAATGGAGCCGCGAGGCTTATGAGGCCGCATTGCGCGAAGCGGAAGCATTGCCTGACGACGATCCGGACAAGGAAGAGCTGGTCGCGGTCCGCCGCGAAGATCTGTTTGGGTATTTCGACCGCCCTAAGAGGACGCCCGAAGAGCGCCGTGCGATCCTGCGCGCATTCCTTGTCGATCCGGCCTCCTGAGGCGATTTCGGGCAAATTGGCCTTGCGAGCGCACCTGCAACCGAGGCCGCGCCACGGAATACCCCGTCAGAGCGCCATTAAATACCCATTGAATACCCCCCTCGGCCCTGCGGGCCACCTTCCCCCGCCGTCAGGGGGGAGGCCATTCTGGGGGCCTCTCAGGGCCTCTTGGCATTCCGGCCTTGCCGGATGCCCGGTTGGGCGGATAGTGTGGCCACAAGGGGACCCTGCCAAAACCTCGCCTCCCCTGAAGCCCTTCATCTGATATGGCACCCGCGCCCGGCCTAGTGTCGGTCGCATGACAAAACCGCTTCACATCTTCCGCGCTGGCCGCCACACCGCCCAATCCGGGCAGAGCTTCGAATTTTCCGAGGCTGAGGTTGAGGGCATCGCCGCTGCCTATGATCCCGCCCTCCACGAGGCCCCCATTGTCGTGGGCCATCCCCGCACCGATGCCCCGGCCTATGGCTGGGTGAAATCCCTGCGCGCCGAAGGGGCCGAGCTTTTCGCCGAGCCTGACCAGGTCGAGCCTGCCTTCGCCGAGATGGTGCGCGCCGGACGCTTCAAGCGGATCAGCGCCTCTTTCTATCCCCCCAAGGCCGCCGCTAACCCGACCCCCGGCATCTATTACCTCAAGCATGTGGGCTTTCTGGGTGCTCAGCCCCCCGCCGTGAAAGGCCTCAAGGCGGCCGAGTTCTCTGAGGACGCCGAGGCCGTGACCCTTGAGATCGCCTTCTCGGAAGAAGACGCGCCTGTCGCCAGTTTCGGCGATGCCCTGAAAGGCGCGATCTCCGCCGTCCTGTCCTGGGCACGCACGCCCGCAGGCCAGGAGGCACTCCGCGACGCCGCAGGCGCGCCCGAGACCGAGCCCGCCCCATTCGCCGAAACCCAAGAAGGAGACCCCGATATGTCCGGCACGGACAAGCCAACCCCCGAAGACCGCCAAGCCGCGCTCGATGCGCGCGAGGCCGAGATTGCCGCCAAGGAGGCGGCCTTCGCCGAAGGTACGCGCGCCGCACGCCGCGCCGAAGACGCGGCCCTCCTCGACGCCCTTGCCAAGGACGGGCGCATCGCCCCCGGCCTCAAGGATGAGATGGCCGCGTTCATGGAAAACCTCGACGCGACGGACGAGGTGTCTTTTGCCGAAGGCAAGACCGCCAGCCAGCGCGACTGGTTCCGCGACCTGCTCTCAAAACGGGCCAAGCCGCTGATCGATTTCAGCGAGCGGGCGGGTGGTGACGCCCTGCCACAGGTCAAGGGAGCGGACGACATCACCGCAGCGGCCAAGCGGCTGATCAAGGACGCCGAGGCCGAAGGCCGAACGCTGAGCTTTGCGGAGGCGGCCCGGCAGATCGAAGAAACCATGGAGAGCGACGATGCCTAATCCCGGTATGTTCATCAAATCCTACACCGCCGAGGCGGCGGTGCCCGGCCGCCGGATCGTCAAATTCGGCGCGGGCGGCGGCATCCTTGTGGCCGCCTCCGCGACCAATCTCGCGATTGGCATCTCGGACCAACTGGATGCGGCCATTGGCCAGACAGCGGACGTGATCATGTCCGGCTCCGGAGAGCTCAAGCTCGCGGGCACAGTCGCCGCAGGTGCGCCCGTCGCCTCGAACGCCTCGGGCCTCGGTGTGGCCGCAGTGGCCGGAGCCGGAAACATCGCCATCGGCTACGCGCTGCAGGCGGGCGTCGCTGGCGACATCATCGACGTGGCCATCGCCCGTCACTCTGTCACCTGATCTTTAGGAGCGCTGATCCATGAGCACCCCCACCCCCTTTGTCGTCGATCCGGTCCTGACCGCCATCGCCGTCAATTTCCGCAACCCCGACATCTCGTTCATTGCCGACGAGGTCATGCCGCGCGTGCCGGTCATGGCTACGGATTTCAAATGGACCTATTTCCCGCCTGAGCAGATGTTCACGGTGCCCGACACGGAAGTCGGCCGCAAAGGTCTGGTCCAACAGGTTGAGTTCACCGGCGAAGAGCGCACCTCTTCGGTCAAGGACTACGGTCTCGACGACGTGGTGCCGCAGCGCGACATCGATGCCGCCCGCGCCCTGCGCGCCGCTGGCAATTCGGCTTTCGATCCCGAGGCGCGCGCCGTCGAGGGTCTGGCCCATCTGATCCAGCTCGACCGCGAAAAGCGCGTGGCCGCCATGGTGCAGGACGCGGCCAACTATGACGCGGACAAAAAAGTGGTGCTCTCGGGCGCGGGCCAGTTCAGCGATCCCACGTCCGATCCCATCGGCGTGATCTCTGCCGCCCTTGATGCCACCTTCATCATGCGCCCCAACGTGGCCGCGATGGGGCGTAAGGCCTGGACGGCGCTCTCGACCCATCCCGATATCCTGAAGGCCATCAACCGGACCTCGGGCGACAAGGGCCGCGCCGGCCGCGAGGCGGTGGCGGAGCTTTTCGAACTCTCTCAGATCCTCGTGGGCGACAGCTATATCAACTCGGCCCGCAAGGGTCAGACGGCTGCCTTCGAGAAGGTCTGGGGCGGCAATATCGCCCTGATCCATCGCAACACTCAGGCCGGTCCGGACGGCACCGCCCCCGCATGGGGCTGGACGGCGCAGTTCGACGGGCGCGTCTCGGGGCGCTTCTTTGACCCCAAGGTCGGCCTCAAAGGTTCCACCACGCTCCGCGTAGGCGAGCAGGTCCGCGAAGTCATCGCGGCTCCGGCCACCGGCTATCTGATCGAGGATGCGGCATGAGCTATCTCATCAAACGCACCGTGATCGCAGCCAAGCGGCTGGAGGCGGGAACGACCGTCCCCGCGCAAAAAATCGGCGGGGAGGCGCAGATTGCGCGCCTTCTCGCCCTGGGCGCAATCGAAGAGGCCGGGGACGCGGCAGACACCGCGCCGCCGCTTGTCCTCGACGACGCGCTGCGCGTGGCCTTGACCAATGCCATCAACGCCCTGCCCGGCGACGCCTTCGACAAGAGCGGCAAGCCCAAGGTCAAGGCACTGCAGGACGCGCTTCCCGGTTTGGCCGACCAGATCACCGCCGCCGCGCGGGATTCGGTCTGGGCCGGGATGCAGGCCGCCGCCAACGCGGCATCCTGAAATTCCAGAGCGAAAGGATCAATCGCGAACCTCACGGGCACATAGGGCGACAACCAGACCCCTCCGGAGGCGATCCGAGTAGGCGCGGCCCACGCGAGTTGGAGCCTGCAACGTCTGAGGAATGGACGTGACAGCCGGGAGAGACCGGCACCAAACACCCAACCCGGAGGCGCGCCATGGCCGAGACGATCAAGAGCACCGACGACACCCGGGTCGAAAACAGCCCCGTGCGGCACAGCTACCGCAAACTGGGCGACATCGAGAAGGCCCGGGTCGAGGCGATCAAGGATATCGGCCAAAGGTTTCTCGACGAGATCGCCGCCGATCAGGGCCGCGAGTTTTCCCTCGCGCGCACCAAGATCGAAGAGGCCGTCATGTGGGCCGTCAAAGGGGTGGCCCGCTGATGGCCTACCTGACTGTGCAAGACATGATCGACCGCTACGGCGAAGGCTTCCTCGCCGAAGTGACGGCGCGTGACACAATCCCCGGCGTGATCGGTATGACCGCGCTGCAGGTGGCCGTGGACGACGCCGTGTCTGTCGCCGAGAGCTATGTCGCAGGGCTTTACAATGCAGACAATCCGCCCCGTGTCCTGACGATGCATACTGCGGCAATTGCCTGGTACCGGCTGCTCGGTGCGCGGGCCGCCGCCTTTGACGGGGCCGAAGAGGGCTATGAGGCCGCGATCAGCTTTCTGCGCGAAGTGCGCAAGGGCGAGGCCTCGCTCGGAGACGAGACGCCCGAGGACACAGGCCGGGGCAATCCCCAGCTACCCCAGATCAGCGCGCCGGAGGGCACCTTCACCCGCGACAGCCTGAAGGGGTTCTGAGATGGTCACCCTCACAGTCAGCCTCGACAGTCTCGACTTTGACAGCGCCATTGCCAATGGCCTGCGCCAGTTGTCCGACCTCACCCCTTTGATGCGCCGCATCGGCACCGTTCTGGAAACCTCCGTCTCGGAGCGGTTCGAGAAGGGCGAAGGCCCGGGCGGCATCGCGTGGCCCGTCTCGCACCGCGCGCGCGAGTTCGGCGGCAAGACGCTGGTCGACAGTACACGCCTGCGGGACAGCATCGTGACAGAGGCTGACAGCCAGTCCGCGCGCATCGGCACCAACGTGCCCTACGCCGCCACCCATCAGTTTGGCGCGTTCATCGAGCCGAAGGCCGCGGGCGGTGACGCCACGGCCAAACTCGCCTTCACCCTGCCCAATGGCCAATTCATCATGGTCGACCAGGTCGAAATTCCAGCCCGGCCCTTTCTGGGCTTTGACGACAAGGACGAGACCGACATCGTGGACACGGTCGAGACCTATCTCCGCGAGGTATTCGCATGAACATCTCCGATGTCATGGCCCGCCTCGCGGCTGAGGTGCCCGAACTTGGCGGTCGTATCGACGGCGGGCGCGCCTTTGTCGATCTGATCCGCTCGAAGAAACTGCCGGCGCAATCGGTCGCGGCCTATGTCTTTCCCTCCGGCATTCAGGGGGGCCGCCCGGATGCTGCGTCGGGTGTGTTCAGCCAGATGCTGACCCACCGCACGAGCGTGGTGATCTTCGCCCAAAGTTTTGATCGCACCGGGGCCGCCTCCCTCGACAAGATCGACCAGTTCCTGATGCGCGTGGTGCGCGCCTTGGCGGGATGGGCACCGGGCGACGAGGTCGGTGTCTTCCGGTTCGAGCGCGGCCAACTCATGTCCAGCGGTGCCGGTGTGCTCGCCTACCAGCTTGATTTCTCCATCGATGACCAACTGAGGATCCTCTCATGACCAATCTTCCGACCTCCGGCGGGGCGTACACCCGCGATGACAAGGGCGCGCTGAAGCGCGCGGATGCGTCGCCCTCAAAGCCCGCCCCCACCCCGAAACCCGAGAAGAAGGACGCTGACAAATGAGCCTGCTCTGGAGACGCAAGGTCCTGCTGGCCAAGCAGGAAACCACCTATGGCACCGATGCCGCCCCGACCGGCACTGATGCAATCCTCGCCACGGATGTGCGCCTGTCGCCGATGCAGGGTCAGGATCTGGACCGCAATCTCGATACGCCGCACGGCGGCCCCACCGGCACGATCCCCGTCGATCTGCACCGCACGATCTCGTTCAAGGTCGAACTGGCAGGCTCCGGTACCGTCGGCACCGCGCCCCGCTGGGGCCGTCTCCTGCGCGCCTGCGGCTGTGCCGAGACCGTGACGGCGGCCACCTCCGTGGTCTACAACCGGGTCTATTCAAACCTCGAGAGCATCACACTCCACCTCAATATCGGCGGCACGCTCTATGCCATGGTGGGCGTGCGCGGCACCGCCGCCTTTGACGTCTCGGCCTCGGGCATTCCCTATATCGAGTTCGAGTTCACGGCCCTCTATGTGGCCCCGGCCGACGTGGTCCAGCCAACCCCGGACTTTATCGGCATTCCCGACCCGCTGGCCGCGTCGGATGCCAACACGCCGGTCTTCACGATTGATAGCACCTCGCTCGTGATGCGCAATTTCAAGCTCACCCTCGCCAACCGCATCGAGGCGCAGTTTCTGATCGGCGAGGAGGAAGTGATCCTCGACGGGCATGAGAACACCATCGAGGCGCGGGTGCGCGCCGTGACGCTCTCCACCTTCAACCCGTTCACCATGGCGGCCACCCAAGAGAAGGTCGCCGTCGAGATCGAGCACGGCAAGACGGCGGGCAACATCGTCAATATCGCGGCCCCGAATGCCCAGATGCAGCGTCCCGAGGGGCTGGAGGACGGGCAAGGCCGCAAGGAATGGCCGCTGCGCCTCGTGCCACTGCCCACCGCCTCCACCGCCGCCGACCAGTGGGCGATGACGCTCACCTGAGGGGGTTCAACGCCCCCTTCAATGCCCCTTTGAAAGAGAGTTCACCCCCATGTTCAAGATCGACCAGACGCCGACCTTCACCCACCCTGTCGAGATCAAGGTGCCCGCCGATGGCGGCCATGATCTCCAGACGCTCAATGCCACCTTCCGCGTGCTGCCCGATGAAGAGATTGAGGCGCTCGACATGCGCACCACGCGCGGCGAGCGCGAGTTCCTGTCGGCGGCCATCGTCAGTCTCGACGACATCGAGGACGAGAAGGGCAACAAGCTGCCTTACAGCCACGGCCTGCGCGACCGGCTGATTGGACTGGCCTATGTCCGCGTCGCCCTGGTCAACGCCTATTACGCGGCGTTGGTGGGGAAACGGGTAAAAAACTGAAATGGGCCGGGCGGGCATGGGCGCGCGGCGACCTGATCGCAGATGACGCAGGCGGCGACCATGACGACGAGGCGGAATTCTGGGGGATCGACCCGGGTCACCTCCGCCGCGATCCGTCCGGCTCTGGTGTTTGGCCGCAGAATGTCCCGGCGGTGCGGGCCTTTCTCGCGGTCTGCAATCAATGGCGCACCGTCTCGGCCGGGCTGGCGGGTTTCCGCGTGGTGGGCCTTGACTACACGGCCGCGCGGGCGGGCCTGCGCATGAGCGGGGTCAAGGTCACGCCCGCGCTTTGGGCCGAGGTGCAGGTGATCGAAGGCGCGGCTGTGGCCGCGATGAGGGAGAACTGAGATGGCATTCCGTGTCCAGGGCGAGATCCTCATGGACGCCGATCAGGCGAAGGCGGAGTTGCAGGCCACCGGCACCGCCGCGAAATCGGCCTCCCAGGACATTCGCGGCGTCGGCACCCAAGGTGCAACCGCCGCACGCGGGGTCAAGCAGCTTGAGACGGCCGCCAGAACCTCCGCTACGGGCCTTAGGGCGGCAAGCTCGGCCGCCGAGGTCAATGCAGCGGCGACCCAGAAAATGGCCTCGGCCAATCGCCTCGCCGCAGGCTCGATGGGCAACCTCGTGGCGCAGGGCAATGACGTGTTTGTCATGCTCGCGGCGGGTCAGAACCCGCTCACGCTGGCCATTCAGCAGGGCACGCAAATCACTCAGGTGATCGGGCCGCTCGGGGCGGCGGGCGCGTTCCGGGCATTGGGCGGGGCGGTTCTCGCGATGCTGAGCCCGATCAATCTGATCACCATCGGCGCACTGGCGGCGACCGCTACCGTGGTCAATTGGTTCATGTCCTCCTCGGAAGAGGCCGAGAGTTTCGCGGACAGCGTCGAGGCGCTCGAGAACCGGATCGACAGCCTGAGGGACAAGATCGCCGAGGCCTCATCCACCCGGCTCGAACTGGCCGACCGCTTCGGCGAAGGCTTTGTGGACCGCGCCCAAGACCTGCTCGACCGGATCGTCGAGGCCGAGAAGCGTATCACCGCCCGTGAGACCGGCGAAAACATCGGAGATTTTCTGGGCGAAACCGGCGTGGACTTTGGGCGCATCAACCGCAACCGCAACCTCCTGCCGCAATCGGTCGACGGCGGGCTCGACGTGGCCGAGGGTCAAGCGCTCTCCACGCTCGCTTCTGAGTTCGACCTCAGCGGTCTCTTTGGGCGGATGCGTGCCGGGAGCCGTGAACTTGTTCAAGACGTTCTCAACGATTTCGCCGCCCTTCAGGAGGCCGCGCAAGGCACGGTCGAAGAACAAGCCGCCGCCGTCGACGCGCTGATCGAGAGCTACACCCGCGCCGCGCTGGCCTCGGGGGAGACGTCCGAGGCAGAGCAAGACCGCCTCCTGACGCTTGACAAAATGCGTCTGACCCTGGCCGAAGTTGCCAAGCTGCAAGGGGAAGACCCCGCCCGAAACCGCCAGACCGAAGAAATGCTGACCTTCCTCGATCTGGTGACCAAAAGCACCGGCGAGCAGCTGAAGGCCGAGGCGGCGGCGCAGGCCACGCTCTCGACCATGATCCAGCAGAATGGCGTGGCCGAGGCTATCGCGCGGGCAGGCGCGGACAGTGCCGAGGTGACGCGGTTGCGCGCGCAGTTCGCCCTCGATGCGGCGCTTGCGGAGGCCGACGCCTCTGGCGCGAGCGAAGAAACAAAAGAGGCCATGCGCGAGGCCGCACAACACACCTTTGAAATCGCGACGAGCGACATGTCCGGCAGCATCCGCGCGGCCGCCGACGAGGCCGCGCGGCTCTCGGCCGAGGTGCGCGGTGCCGTCGATGCCATGTTCGACCTGCAATCCCAAGGCCAGGTCGGGTTGGAGAACGCCCGTATCCGGGCGGAGTTTCGCGACGATCCGATTGGGCGCGCCGGAGCCTTGGCCGGTGCTAGGTTCGACCGCGAGACGGCGGTAATCCGGGGCGAGGCCAGCGGCGATACGGCAACAGTCGATGACCTAAATGCGCGCCGGGACGCCGTTGTCGAACTGGCCCGTGAGACATCCCGCCTCAACGAGCTAGCCCGGCCGACGCGGTCCGGCAGCGGCGCGCGTGGCGCATCGGCCAACGAGACCCTGCGCGAACAGCAGGCGCTCGACCGGCTGATCGAGAGCAAGCGGCGCGAGATCGAGGCGCTGCGCGAGAGCGACCCGGTGCAGCGCGAGATGATCCGCCTGCGCGACCGCCTGACCGCCGCGACGCCAAAGCAACGCGCGGAGATCGAGGCGCTCGTCGAGGCCCATGAGAACGAGCGCGTCGCCATGGAGCGCAAGGAGGAATTCAACAACGCCGTCGACGACGTGCTGCTCGAGGCCGAAAGCCTCCGGGACGTCTGGGAGGGGATCGGCGACATGGTCATCCGCGCGGCCAAGGAAGCGCTGATCCTCGGCACCGGCCCGCTCTCCGGTCTCTTTGGGGGCAGCGGTGGCGGTGGTGGCGGCCTTGGCGATCTCTTTGGTCTCCTCTCGGGCGGGTCGCTGATCAATATTGCGTCTGGCGGCTTGCCCGGCGAGATGGCGCCCGGCTTTGCCAGTGGCGGCGATCCTCTTGTCACCCGTCCCGGCCTCCTCTTGGGCGCGGGCACAGGCCGGGGGGACAGGATCCGCGCGATGGTAAGCGCCGGGGAATTCATCATGACGGCCGAGGCCACGGCCCGCAACCGCGCGGTGCTCGAGGCCATGAACGCAGGCGCGATCATTCCAGGCTTTGCCGGGGGCGGCCTGCCCCTGCCCGCGCAGGCTGCCGGTGCGACGCGAGCCCAGAGCGGTAGCGCGGGCCCGCGCATCGAGGTCGTGGCCCGCGTCGAGAACGGCAGCATCGTCCAGGACGTGCGCCGCATATCGGGGGAAGTGGCCGTGCAGGTGACGCGGGCCGGGATTGAGCAATTCACGCGCAGCGGCCTGCCGCAGGCGGTTGATCGTATCAACAAAGACCCCCGGAGGCGCGGTTGATGCCCTTGGCTTTTCCCCTCGTTCTGGCCGAGTTCCAAGACCGGCTGAAAATCTCGGTCTCGCAGCTCGTGATCAACACGCCCATGCAGATCGACCGCACGGCCAGCGGCATTCCTCTGCCTGCGCTGCTGGGTGCGCCGGTGTGGCGCGGGTCGCTTACCCTTCCCCCCATGAGCAATCGCAGCAATGCCGCGCGGATCGACGCGCTCTTGTCCGTGCTGGACACGCCGGGGGCGTCGTTTCTGGTCTACGATCCGGCAAAGACGCATCCGGCAGATGATCCGACCGGGGCGATCCTTGGCGCGGCCACGCCCACGGTCGCACAGCTTGATGCGGCAGATGCGCGGATGATCAAGCTGCAAGGCATGCCCGGTCTCTATTGGCTGCGCGGTGGCGATTTCATGGGCGTGCAGTATGGCTCCAGCCCCGTGCGATATGGCCTGCATCGGGTGGTGAGTGATATCCAGTCCGGCGCTCCGGGCACGACCGCATGGTTTCAAGTGACGCCGCCGCTCCAGCCGGGGATTGTCGTTGGCGATCCCGTGACGCTGATCAGGCCGGTAATCAAGGCGCGGCTCGAACCAAATCCGGCCTACGGCGCACATCGCGCGGGCAGAGCCGAGGGCGCACAGTTCTCCTTTGTGCAAAGCGTGGGGGTGTAGATGCGCGATTACGGCACCGCCACCGAAAATATGCTGGCCAGCCTTACGGGTGTCATATCCCGGCATCTGGTGTGGGTATCAGCGCGGCGCAAATCCACAGGGCTGATCGAGGCCGTGGGGTTCTGGAATGGGCTTGATGTTCGGCAATTCACCGTTGGCGAGACCGCGCGCAGCTATCAGGGCGCGGGCTCAATCCTTGGGCTTGATCCGATCCGGGGCGAAGTGGGCTTGAATGTACGAATGCACACAATCCGTTTTTCCGGCATTCCGGCTGCGGTGGTCAATCTGGTGAACCTCTATGACCTGCGCGGTGCGCCGGTCGAGGTGCACCGGGTGTTTTTCGATCCGGTCAAGGCGGTGCAGGTCGGCGTGCCCGTGCGGGTGATCAAAGGTTGGGTCGAAGAGATGCCCCTGCCGCGCGCCGCAGAGGGGCAATCGGCGGATGTCACCATGACGGTGGCAAGCGCCGCGCGGGCGTTGACCCGGACCTTGGCGCTCAAGAAGTCCAATTCCGCGCAGCGCCGGATCAACGCCACGGACCGGGGGCGGGAGAATGCCGCCACCTCGGGCGCGGTGCCGGTGTTCTGGGGGTCAGGCAAGTCGCAGAACGGCGCGCCGCCGCCCACGAGCGTCACGCCGTCCACACCCACGGCAGACGAGCGCGCGGGCGGGGGCAGTACCAGCAACGGGGATAGTCGTGGATGAGCCGGGCACAGATGCTGATCGCCTATCTCGACACTGTGCGGGTGATGCGCTTTCGCCCCGGCAGCCACGATTGCGGCATGTATGTCGCCGGGTGGGTCAAGGCCGCGACGGGCGTGGATCACGGCGAGCGGTGGCGCGGGCGCTATCGCAGCATGGCGGGGCTTGCCCGCGTGATGGCCGAAGACGGCTTTGCCAGCCATGTCGATTATATCGCCAGCCTCTTCCCGGAGATCCCGCCCGCCATGGCGCAGGTGGGCGATCTGGCGGTGTGCGAGGGCAGCGCCATGGGCATCTTTGCCAGCGACCGCGTGTTCGTGCTGCGCCCCGACGGGCTGGGCCATTTATCGCGCCTCAAGGCGGCGAGGGCTTTCAAGATATGATCCTGTTCTTTGCGTTCCTCGTAGGCTTTATCGTAGCACCCGGCGGAGCTATGGCCGAGCCGATTTCCACTGCGATTGCCGTTGCGCTGGCGGCATCAAGCGCCGGGGCTGGCACGTTTGCGGCGATTGCTGCGGGGTTCGGTGCACTGGGGGCGTTTGCGACGCGGATCATCGTGGGCGTGGGCCTCTCGCTGCTCAATCAAGCCTTTGCCAAGAAGCCCAAGGTCAATGGTCAGGGCATCCAGACCGAACAGACCACGACCGGCGACGTGACGCCGCAGAAATTCATCGTGGGCACAATGGCGGCGGAGGGCCACGCGGTTGCGCCCGCCTATAGCCGCTTCAAGAACAACGGCATCCTGACCTACATTCTCGAGGTCTCGAACATTCCTGTGCAAGGTCTGACTGGGCGGATCGTCATAAACGGCAAATATTCCGACATCGAGGCCCCCGACAATAGCGCGGGGCCGTTCAATGAGGTGCCCGAAAATTCTGGCCGTCGCATCCTGACCGAGTTCCGGCAGGACGACACAGACCCGACCGCGTGGATGTGGTTCTACGACGGGACGCAGACCGAGGCCGATCCAACGCTGGTGACATACTATGGCGCGCATCCTGACCGTCCTTGGACCACGGATCACGTCCTGCGCGGCACAGCCTATGCGGTGCTGGAATTCGCGCTGGACCCCGAGATTTATCAGGGCCTGCCCTCTGTCCGGTTCGAGGTGCAGGGCATCAAGCTCTACGATCCGCGCAAGGATACCACCGTGGGCGGCTCTGGCGCGCATCGGTGGGACAATCCCGCAACTTGGGAGTTCTCAGAAAATCCGCAGGTGATCAATTACAACATCTATCGTGGCATCACCCTGCCCACGGGCGACATCTGGGGCGGGCAGGTGTCTGCCGAGGATTTGCCACTCGATAACTGGTTTGCGGGCATGAACGAGTGCGACGTCGATATCGGCGGGCGCAAGCAATACGTGGCGGGCTTCGAGATCAACGTCGAGGAGATGGCCCCGGTCGATGTGATCGAGGAAATGAACCGCGCCAGCTTTGCCCAGACGGCTGAGTTCGGTGGCGTGTTCCGGGTGCGCGTGGGTGCGCCCTCGGCCCCGGTGCTGGCTCTCACCGATGCGGATTTCGTAATCACGGAATCCTCGGAGCTCACGCCGTTCCCGGCGTTCGAGAACGTGACCAACGGCATCACCGGGACTTACGTCGAGCCGAATGATATCTGGGAGGGCCGCGAGGCCGATCTGATCCTGAACGAGGATTGGGTGGCCGAGGATGGCGGGCAGCGGGTGGCAAGCGTTGGACTGCCTGCGGTGAGCGTCAAGGCGCAGGCGCAGCACCTGCTGAATTCTCTGCTGCTGGATGCGCGCCGGTTTGTGACGTTCCAAGTGACCTTGCCGCCGAGTTTCGCGCTGGTCGAGCCGCTGGATTCGATCAGCTTCACGTCCGAGATTTACGGCTACACGAACAAGGTGTTCGAGGTGATCGAGGTCGAGGACCGCACCGACACGTTGCTGCAAGTCGTGGTGATGCGCGAGCGCGAGGCCACGGATACAGATTGGGGGCCGGAGCTCGACGTGCCGGCACCTCTGCCCACCAATGGTCAGACACCGCCTGCGCCGCTTGTGGTGCCGCTGTCAGTGGCTGCGTTTGACCTGTCGGACGCAGGCGGCACTGCGCGCCGCCCGGCAATCCTGTTGACCTGGACGATTGAAAGCCTGCCCGCGATCCGCAACCTGAAATATCAGGTGCGCGTGAAGGCCACGCAGGAGATCGTCGCAGAGGGCATCAAGCCGGTCGACGGGGGCCGCGTGCTGGTGCGGGGCGACATCAT